CAGCAGGCAGCGGAGCGGCGGTGGCGGTCTCGTGGCCTGTGCGCTGCCTGCCCGGTGATCGACAAATGCCGTGACTTGCACAAGCTGGCGTCACAGTTGGATCCGTATCACCGGTTCGCGCCAGGAATTTGGGCTGGCCGCGCATTCCCGGACACCGAACCCGATCCGAAACCCGACCAGTCGCCGCCGCTGATCCCGCGTGAAGACCTGGTGGCCTGAATGGTTGAGCCCACCGACGAACAGTCCGACGCGTTACGGGATGCGCTCGCGCTGCTGCGCTCGATCATCGAAAACGACGACAACGCATACCGGGCGATCATCGCCAACTGCGATCACATCTCGGTCATTCCCGCGCTCGCCGGATTCGTGGTGCGGCTCCTCGAAATCGCGCGCATCCCCGCCGACCAATTCATTCACCGCGCACAGCGCGAACTCAACACCCCCAAGGACGGACCCCGTTGAAGCGAGAAGAACTGTTCAGCACCGAGTGGGCGCGCGACATCCTCGCCGGACTGAACCGCAAAGGCAAACACGTGTACGGGCTCACCGTCCCCGACGACGTGAAGCAGCAGCGTCGCGCCAAGAACAAGGTGGCCCGCAAATCGAGGCGGCAGAACCGTGGATGAACTTCGTGAAGGCTGCCCGTTCTGCGAGCGCATCGAAGATGACGACTTCGAGCAGGAGTACGCCGCCACTGTCGTCCGGTTCGAGCCGCTGAACCCTGTCACACCAGGACACATGCTGTTCGTCCCCACCTGGCACGCCGAACACCCCAGTGCCGAAGCTGTCCGGGCCGCGATGGGATACGCATCGACCTACGCCAGCAAACAGGGCATCGACTTCAACCTGATCACGTCATCGGGTGCCGCAGCCACACAAACCATCCCGCACGTTCACGTGCATTACGTGCCCCGCCGCCTGGACGATGGGCTGGCATTGCCGTGGACCGGGCAGAAACGAGCCGAGCGATGACCGCCCCGGTTCCGCCTGCGTTCGTGTACCTCGCGAAGGCCGAGAAGCTGATTCACGCGCTCCCCGCAGGCACCCAGTTCGCCAACGCCGACATTTACGCCGAAATGCGCAAGACGGGTTGGCCCGACATGACCGAACCCCGCCAGTTCGGGCCACTCATGCAACGACTCTGCAAACAGGGCGTCATCGAGAAAGCGGGTTTGCAGGCCACCGCCACCCGGTCACACGGCGGCATCGCATCCGTATGGCGACGCACCACAAACACGAACGGAAATGCCAATGGACAGCTCTGAAATCGAGCGCATCGCAGACGATGTCGTTCGGGTCATCCTCACCGAGGAGATCGAATTCAGCGACATATACGTGCGCGACGACACCGCCGACGCTTCGGAGGACGAGTTGCGGGCGATCCACAAACATGCATCCTCGACCATGCGGAAGCTCGCCGCACAATTCCAGGGCAAGAGCGGAGACGCCGAATGACCGCCCGCAGCCTCGCCGATCAGATCCGCGCACAAGCCGCTATCAGCGCCCGACCCGGACAGCTTCAAGCCCTGGAGACGATCGCTGATCAGGTCGCCGAGTTGGAGCATGCACGTGATGGGCTGATCCGGATGCTTCGCGCTGCGACTGTGGAGGCTGTGCAGCGCCGTCCACTCGGGATGCGAGACATAGCGGACACGCTCGCCTTCCTGGCTATGCAGGTCGTTCAGGGCAACGGGTTGACCGTCACCGCCTGTCCTGCCCTGCGCCGGGAGTTCACGGACCGCTTCGAAGACCTGCTCAACCGGCTCCCCGAAGGAACCATCGGCGGAATCCGGGAAGCCACATGAACGCGACCGGGCATGTCCTGATCGGTGTCGAGAAACGCGGGTCGTACGTGGCGCTCTGCCTGTGCGGACACACCGAAACCGCCACCGATCAGGCGTTAGCGACAGCGAAACTCTACTCCCACATCATCCACGCCAAACGACCCTGCCCATCCCCACACAAAAAGCAATACCCGTCCCGCGAGCACGCAGAAAACGCCGTCAGCAAGTTCCTGCGCGCCACCGGACCCGGATACCGGCCAACCCGCGCCTACCAATGCGTGTGCGGGCTCTGGCACACCACGAAACAACCAGCACCAAGCAGGAAAGGCGCCGCATGATGGCGACCCAAACAGACGAACGCGCCGACAGCATCGAACACCTCGACCACAACCCGAACTGCGACGGCTGCGGAAAACCCGCCAAGTTCTGGCTGGGAAGCCACGGATGCATGGAAGCATTCGGCTGCCCCGCCTGCACTGAATTCACCTGCGACATGTGCGAGTCCGACATTCGTAAGGTGGGGACCGTCCTGTGCCGTATGTGCAACAAACGGTTCCAGCGGCTTCCCGACTTCGTCCGCGTGGAGCCGTTGTGACCGTCCACTGCCTCGACATCCCGTTGAACCGTCCGCCGCTCACCTCCAACCAGCAGCGCGGCGCCCACTGGACCAAAGTCCGCGACGCCCGAGAAGCCGTCGCATGGCACGTACGGGCCGCCGGTGGCGACCTGATACCGACCATCGACCGCTGCCACGTCTCCATCACCTGGCACGCCCCCGACCGACGCACCCGCGACGCCGGAAGCCTCACAGCCTTCGGGAAAGCCGCGATAGACGCCCTGGTCGACCTCGGGGTCCTGGTCAAGGACGACGCCAACCATGTGCTGTCCGAGTCGTACTCAGTCCAGTTGGGCAGCGACAACCCCCGCATCACCATCACCCTTCAGCCCGAGCAGGACAGGCAGGCCGCCGCATGACCGATCGTGAACCGTTGATCCCCGAGCCCGGCCCGATCCCGCGTGTCGTCACCGAATACCTGCTCACCTACCGCGACCAAACCGGCGCCACCTATCTTGCGACCGCCGACGACAGCAACCGAACCTCCCTCGTCCGCAAGCTGGCCGAAGCAGGTTACGACGTTGCGGTGCAACGTCGCCAAATCGAGTACGGCGCCTACCAGCTGATTGAAACCGTGTACGGGCAGGAGCAGACAGCATGAGCGCCGGATACGCCGGCATCGCCGTCTACCATCCGAAATTCGAGGTCAACGTCGGCACCCTGTGGCGGTCCGCGCACACCTACGGGGCCGCGATGCTCGCCACCGTCGGGCGCCGCTACAAGCCGCAAGCCTCAGACACATGCAAAGCGCCGAACGCGATCCCGCTGCACCACTACAGCGACATCGACGACCTGATCGCGCACCTCCCGCACAGCTGCCCACTCGTCGGCGTCGAACTCGATGACCGGGCCGTGTCCCTCACCGAATACCGGCACCCGCCACGCGCCCTGTACCTGCTCGGTGCCGAAGACCATGGGCTCCCGGACACGGTGCTGGCGCGCTGCCATGAGGTGATCCAGATCCCGTCACCCGCGCCGTGGTCGCTGAATGTGAGCGTCGCCGGCTCGGCTGTGCTGCTCGACCGGTATGTGAAGTCCCTGGCTGGTGCAGCATGAGTGAGTTCGACTTACAGCCGCTGACACCGTGCCCACCCGACCTGCTGCCGCAGCGCGGCGAAGGCACCTGCGGATGGGGATGCGACCTGGTATGGCGGCATCCCGGAAACTGTGCCGAAGTCAGCCTGTCCGGGATGGTGATCGACGTCCTTCCGGTCGCGAAGTGGGATGACAACCCGCCGCAGGACTGGGACGACACGACAGCGGTGATCCGGGCATGACCAGTCAGAAGGATGTGCGGGAACTGCTGAACCGTGCCAAACGCGCAGGCTGGATCTACCTCGGGTTCGACGGCGGCAGCCACCACAAAATCCAATGGCCCGCGACCGGACGGATACGCCGCATCCCAGCAACACCAGGCGGCGGCAGAAGGTCCCTCGAAAACGCGGAAGCCGACCTGGCGCGCGACTCTGGTCCGCTACGTGCGAAACCCGGCACCGGGCGCACAAAGACCGAACGGGCCGCGGCGAGACAACGCCGGCGAAACGTCCGCTACACGGTGAAACCCGTGGGCGCGGCACCGCTACCGGATTGGCGGGACAAGCTCGCCGCACTCAAACCCCAACTCAGTCAGGAGAACGCAGCATGACCAGCAGCAACAACACCCAGACGAACAGTTCCGGTATCGGTTTCTTCGGTGCCATGTTCCTCACGTTCCTCGTCCTCAAACTCGTTCACGTCGTCGACTGGGAATGGGTGTGGGTGTTCGCCCCGCTGTGGGTGCCCGCGCTGTTCGTCGTCGGGTACATCGTCGCTGTCGGCGTCGTCCTGTTCGCGAAGCTGCTGATCACCGCGGCCATCAAGAAGGTGCGCGCCTGATGAGCATCGAGACAGTTACGAACCCGCACACCACAACCGAGTTCGAGCGGATCGCCGCCGAGAACACCGTTTTGCGCGGGCAGGTCGGTTCTGGCCTGCATGGTGTGACGACTGGGAACGATGACCGCGACGAAATGGGCGTCGCGATCGAGCCGCCCGCCTATGTGATCGGTAACCGGAAGTTCGAGCAGTACCAGTGGCGGACACAGCCTGAGGGCGTGCGGTCAGGCAAGGGCGACTTGGATTTGGTCGTCTACTCGCTTCGTAAGTGGGCTCGTCTGGCTGCGCAGGGCAACCCGACTGTGCTGCTGCTGATGTTCATCCCGCCGCAGGAGATCGTGACCATCAACGACATCGGGCGCGACATTCAGGCGCACCCCGAGCGGTTCTTGTCACGTGACGCAGCGTTCCGGTTCGGTGGCTACTTGCAGGCGCAGAAGGAACGGATGCTCGGTGAGCGCAGCCAGCGCACCAACCGGCCTGAACTGATCGACCAGTATGGCTGGGACACCAAAAGCGGCTACCACATGGTGCGACTCGGCGTTCAGGGCGTCGAACTCCTCACCACCGGACGCATCACCCTGCCCATTCCCGAACCCGACCGCACCTGGTTGCAAGAGCTGCGCCGCGGCCAGCACACGAAGGAAGAAGCGCTCGACCGCGCGGACGATCTGCTCGCCCAGTTGAACATGCTCGCCACGACCGCGGACTTGCCGGCGAAGCCTGACCACAACCTGATCAACCGATGGCTCACCGACACCTATGTGGGCTGGTGGGAACGGAACGGGCTGTTGGGGTGACTGACCGGTTCACGGCGTGGTCGATGTGCCCGCATTGCCGCTCGCTGGATTGCCACGGGCTGCGGGCGCCACGGCCGTTCGACTGGACCGACCCGCTGGCAGTATTGCGCGACCGAATGGTGATGCTGTCGTGGGTGTACGGGCTAGGCATGAACAAAATGGTGCCGTCGATGGAGCCGCAATACGAAGTGATCCGCACCTGCAACGGCTGCGGGCATGAATGGGGTCAGGTTTAAAATCCCGGCTTTACAGCGTGGCTACGGTTGATGTAGTCCGCGAATAGGAGACCAACAATGGGCATGTGCCCGAGCGCTGACATTTTCTACGGCTACGACCTCGGCGGAATGATCGACGACGATTGGGAGTCGACCGCGCCCGCATGGTGGCAGGAAGCCGAAGACGCCGACGAGTCCGCCGATTGGGAAGACGAACTCGCTACCCGTCTCGGCTGGGAGAAGGTTCCTTTCCCCGACGACTATCCCGATACCCGCAATCACTGGCGGCGGATGCCGCACGAGGAGTCGAAACGTATTCGCGAGGAGTATGAGAAGTCGTCGCCGCAGTATCAGGCGTGGGCCGCTAGCTTGGACCGGAAGCGGGACCTTCTTGCTCAGATCCCCGTCGAACTCGACACGTACGGCCACGTCGACGGTGACACGTTTTGGGCGGTGCGGGTGAAGGCGTCGGTTCAGAAGCTGTACGGCTGCGATTCCGCTGAAGTGAAGCCGTTGACGGTGGACCCGGAGTGGGCGAGCCAGTTGGCGCGGTTCGTGGAACTGCTGGAATTGGATGTGCCTGCTGGCGGCCCGGCCTGGCACTTCACCTGCTCGTACGGGTAGGCCGACGTGAACCAGTTTCTGCTGACGTGGTTTGTTCGCGGATGCTTCGGTGTTCTGCTCGCCGCGGCATTGCAGTCTGCTTATGAGGTGGGGAAGGTCGATGGCTGGCAGTTCATCATCGGCTCGTGCGCGGTCGCTTCGATGCTGCTGAACGCGTACATGGTGGCTCGTCTCGCGTGGAAGAACATGGTGCTGATCTGATGACGATCGTTGAATTCATTGAGGCACGGCTCGCGGACTGGGAGAAGCTTGCCAAGTCCGCGACCGAACTGCCGCGAGTGACCGTGAAGTATCCGGCGAAGCGTCCGCCGTGGCAGCCCGAGCAGTGGCGGGTGGATGATTTCGGGGATGTGGTGACCGTGAACGGTGCCGCCAACCCGATCCAGTTCGACCCGTGCGGCGGCATCATCCGCAGCGACCATGTGTCGGCGCTGATCGCAACGTTCGACCCCGCGATGGTGCTCGGTCTGGTCGCTGCGCTGCGCGAGACACTTGCGCTCTATCGACGTATCCGCATGGTTTGGACCCAAGGCGATGAAGGCCCAGCCATGCGTGCCCTCGCCGCGCTCTGGTCCGAGCATCCGGAATTCCGCCAGGAGTGGGCCGAATGAGCTACTTCGAGATTCACGGCGACGACGAGAACGGCGTCACCGTTCGTGTTGGGGACTTGACCCGCACGTTCTACCTTGTGCATTGGGGTGATCGGCCCGGAGAGGTTGCCCTCCGATTCACGCACGGGTCGTATGCGGTGCCTGATGTGTGGCGGTTCGAACTCGACTTGATCCCTCACCCCGAGTCGATCGACGCGACACCGACCGTGTACGGCGAAGGTGTGTGGCTGCATTGACCCGCCACCTGCACTACACGGAAGCGCTGCAAGAGACTCGCGCGCGCGGGGAAATCATCGTCCAGGCGGGGGATGTCCTCGTCCAAGGCCGCGGCTACCAGTTCGTCATGGTCGCGGCCTGCGGGAAGACGCCAGAGGATGCGGAGCTGGTGCTTCTGCTGCCGCCACGCGGGTACGGCTGCTGGTCGGGGCAGACCGTGCCGGGGCTCCGGTATATCGGCTGGATCGAGGAGTTGACCGACGACGAGTTGGACCGGATGTCCGACGAGGAAGCCGCAAACGCCCCCGACTGCTGCCACGCTTACGCAGTGGACGCGTCGGCATGGCGGAAGTTCGACCAGCCGTGGTGGGATTGGTTCAGGCAGTCGCGGGTCTGATCCTTTTTCAAATCTATCCTGCATTCTGGCGGCACGACAGCGTTGACCTGCGGGTTTCTTTTTCATCGGTAACTGCGCGCTGAGTAAGAAACCCGACTATACAGCGCCGATATTCTGTGTTCAGAAGCAAGGAGTTTCTGAATGAAGCCTATCGACAAGGCGCGCAGCATCGCCGCACGGCTCACCTATCGGGCCGGATTCGGGCGTCCATACGAGTTCGAAGTTCAAGGCGCACAGCTTAACGCGCTGATCGCCATACATGACCTGCTCTCCGAAATCGCCGGAAAGCCTGTCGCTCAGTACGCGCCGCCGCTCAAACCGAGCGAGATAGCGGAGTTGCGGCAGGTCGTCGGTGACATCACCGGGGAAGTCCAGGAGTAAGCCTATGGATGCCATCGAGTTCGAGGCGCCGACCCCTACCGAGTACACGCAGGGAATCACCGGAGTTCGCCCCGACTGGCCGTTCTGGCAGAAAGGCGAGGAGGTCGAACCGGATGAACCGGATTGCGTTTAGTTGTGTTGCGGCGGTTGTCGTGGTGGCTGCGTATTTTGTGTGCCTGCCCACTATTTTGGCTCGCCTGGTTCGGGCGGCCGAAGGCATCAACGATGAATAGCCGAACCGACACGCACAGGTTCTGGTGTGTCAGCCATGGGTGCCTCATGTACGAAGGCCGCTGGCTCACCGACGAAGAACGACTATTGGTGCGTCGCGCCCACGTCATCATGCACCGCCACACCACCATCCGCGACATCCTCGGCGACCAGGAGAAGTAACCAATGCTCGACACCATCAAAGCTCTCGCGGCAGACATCTGGCACGTATCCGAACTGATTGACCGCATCTGCTTCGTCGCCTGGCTGGTCTTCGCTGGCTTCAGCTTCGCGAACAACGACATCCAGTGGGGATTCACCAACCTCGTGTTCGTCGCCTGGCTGATCACCGTCCTCATCTGGCAGTCGATCGCCATGAAGTGGAAGCGACGTTATGAGGAGGCTATCGCCAACGTGTCGGCTTCCTGGCAGCCCGCGCAGACGATCAACATCAACGTCCGCGACACCGAAGAAGGTCTCCGCAAGGCGCAGCAGATCGCGGACCTTCGCAGCATCCAGCACCACAGCCGTGGCTGACCGCGACGACGTGGGGGACGACTTCGACTGGCTCGACGACAGCGACGCATGCGTGACCTGCGGAATGTACTGGGAGGACTGTGAATGCTGAACCGCTGGCGCAGGAATCGCGAACATCGCGACAAGCCCGAACCGCGACCGAACGTGGTCCTTGACGGCGCAGACGGCAGCCGATGGATTCTCAGCCCGCCAACGCAGCCGATGCAGTTCGACACCACGGTCCCAGAGTTCAGGCACCCGGAAGACCTCGACCCTGACGAGCCAGTAATCCAGATCGGCGACCTCAACTGGGAACGCTGGTACGACGACGGAGACAACGACCAATGAGGCTGCACCGCTTCACGATCGACGAGGCTGAAAAGAATCCGTCCGCGCGCGTGTTCCATCACAAGCGACGGTTCTGGTCCTGGTACCCGGACGACGAAGACGAGTCGAAGGAGTTCGGCGGGCACATCGAAACCATCGTCCAGAAACCCGAACCCACCTTCTCCGCTCGCCTGCACATCGGCACCAAGAGTTCTGAAACGCCTTGGGACGGGCATCTCACGATCCTCGGTAGCGGCCTCTACTGGGGTATCGAAACAAGCGGCAAAATCGCCGACCGCCTCACCCGCTGCACCAAACACCCGTACGAGGGGCGAGACCTGAAAGTCGCCATCCACGACGGCCGAATCTGGTTCGAGGTGTGGACGCACCCGCGCCACCATCAGAACGGCGAGTTCGCGAAGTGGCGGCACAGCAACTTTCATCTGAACCCGCTCGACGCACTCCTCGGCGAGCAGCGCTACTGGTATGAAGACATCGAATCCGTTGACATCGGACTCCGTATGCCTGAGGGCGAATATCCGGCGAAGATGACGTTGCAGCGGCAGACGTTCGGCCGTCCGAAAGCCAAAAAGCGGGTGGAGGCTTGGACGGTTGACGTAGATGTGCCGAAGGGCGTCCCGTACTGCGTGGACCGATCCGGAGGCTGGAAGGGTGACCGCGCATACGGATTCGCTGTGAACCTGCGGCAGAAGCGCGCGAACTGGCACGTCGATGCGCAAGCTGCCGCCGAAGCCTGGGTGCTCCAGCGCCGCGCAGAGACAGGATTCCGTCAGCCCGATCCGGTGGAGGCTCCCAGCATTGAGTGAGAACACGACTGAACTCGTCGCAGGCGCGGTCACAGCCTTCTCCAACGCTGTTCACGCCCTCATCGGCCTACGCCCCGACACCATCGAACGCGACGACTTCACCACCGAACCCATCGTCCTCGACAGCCTCTACACAGAACTGATGGAAGCCAGGTTCGGGGAACGCGCCGGAACCGGTGTCCGCCGGCCCACGCCAGGGTCACGCGCTCCCGGATGGACAGAAGCAATCTCGCTGCTCGACCAGATCGACCGCACCGTCACACGCTGGTGGCCCACACTCACCACCACCTACCCCGGTCGGCCGATCACCGTGCAACGCCTGTACACGCTCGTCGACTGGCCGTGGTCGCCACACGAACTCGCCGACCTGAAGCGGTACACGCGGCAAGTGGAAGTGTGGGTGCAGCGCGCCAACACGCTCCTCACCGCGGACGCCGGGCACACGTATGAGCTGCGAGCAGCCTGCCCATCCTGCGGCGAAACCACCGTGCAAGTCGATGACGGTTCGGGGGAGACGGTGCGGCAATACGTGCTGCAAGCCGACCAATCATCCGCGCGGTGTGTGGCATGCGAGACGAGCTGGTCGCCGGATAGCTATCGGTTGCTTGCGGCGATGATCGGCGCGGAGATGCCCGAAGGCGTGCTCGAATAAAACCGTAGCGTAGCGTGGACGCGACAGCGTATGCTACACTCAACGCAGCATCGATCCCGGTGCGAAGCAGACGGTTACTTCACTGCTTATGAAACAACACCGTCCGCGTCCAGTTCTCGGGAGACAACTTCACAGGGTTGCGCTGGTGTGTAGGAGTGGGTTACTTCCTCTGGTAAAGGTGCGGTCGCGGGTTCGAATCCCGCCAGGAGCTTGCTCCTGTAGCTCAGCCTGGTTAGAGCGCATACGTCACCTACTTCGCCTTGTTCTCAGCGCAACCTCCGTGGAAAGCCTCCCAACACAAGCCAGGAATGTTGGGAGGCTTTCGCGTTGTCGAAATTCAATACCCCTGTCCGGTCACGGCCCTCCGCTGTCGGCCCAATCAAGACCAAGGCCAAGACCGCCACCACCCACGAGGGTGGCGCTGGTTTCCTGCGTGACGCGCGCTCTGAGCTGTTCTTGCTCGCCGTCTCGAACATGGTGGGGGAGAGCACCCACTACGAGTCCGCCGACGAGCGCGACGCCCGCTACCGCAAACTGATCCGCAAGATGGCCGTGAAAGACGGCGACTGGACCGCCCAACTGCTCGCCTGGCTGCGCGGACCCGAAGCCAACATGCGCTCCGCGTCTTTGGTGGGTGCCGCCGAGTACGTGAAAGCCCGTCTCGACGAAGGCATTGAGGGCGGCAACCGTCACGTCATCTCGTCCGTTCTTCAGCGCGCCGACGAGCCCGGCGAAATGCTCGCCTACTGGGTGTCGCAGCACGGCCGCAACGTACCCAAACCAGTCAAACGCGGTGTGGCCGACGCCGCCGTTCGGCTCTACGCGGCCAAGTCGCTGCTGAAGTACGACACCGCCTCTCACGGCTTCCGGTTCGGCGACGTCATCGACCTGACACACCCCGTCGCGAAGTCCGAATGGCAGTCCGACCTGTTCCGGTACGCCCTCGACCGCCGCCACAACCGCGAAAACAGCACCGCGCTCGAATGGCTGCCGATGGTCAAAGCGAACATCGCGTTCAAGACATACACGCCGCTGTACATCGACCAGCTGGCCGAGTCCGGCGAACTCGCTGCCGCCCTCGAAGATGCGGGCATGACGTGGGAACAACTCGGCTCGTTCGGCCCCTGGACCGCGAAGCGGTGGGAAGCGATCATCCCGTCGCTCGGGATCATGGCCGCGCTGCGTAACCTGCGAAACTTCGACGAAGCAGGTGTGTCCGACGAGGTCGCTGCCACCATCGCGGCCCGGTTCATGGACCCGGAGCAGGTCGCGAAATCACGCCAGTTCCCGTTCCGCTTCTACGCCGCCTACAAGGCAACGGGTTCGCTGCGGTGGGACCACGCCCTGGAGACCGCGTTGCGGCACAGCCTGTCCAACGTTCCCGCGCTCAAGGGGCGCACGCTGATCCTCGTCGACCAGTCGCCGTCCATGTTCCCCGGCATGTACTACAGCGGCAGCCGCAGCAACAGCGACATCGCCTACGCCGAGAAAGCCGCCCTGTTCGGGACCGCGGTCGCGTTGCGCGCCGACAACGCCGACCTCGTCGGGTACGGGTTCAACAGCTACACGGTCCCATTCCGTCCGGGTGACTCCGTGCTGAAGACGATGAAGAAGTTCCGCGAGGAGAACGGCACCGACACCATGGGCGTGTTGCAGAAGCACTACGCCAACCACGATCGCGTCATCATCGTCACCGACGAGCAAACCACCTTCACCGATGAGTATTCGCGCCGGCGTTACGGGCTGCCGGCGTTGCGTCCGATGGAGCAGGTGATCCCCGCCCGGGTCCCGGTGTTTACCTGGAACATCGCCGGGTATAAGCCCGCGCACGGGAATGGCGCCAACTGGCACACGTTCGGCGGGTTGAATGACGCTGGTTTCCGGCTCATTCCCCTGTTGGAGCGCGGGCGCAACGGTGACTGGCCGTGGATTGAGGCGCAGGCGGCGTGATGTTTGAGCCGTCGGGAGATGCCCGCCAGTTGGCGGCGGGCATCTACGACCACTTCAGCGCGCTTGTTCAAGCCGGGTTCACCGAACAGCAAGCGCTGGAACTCGTGAAAGCGATCCTTACCGGAGCGCGTGGGAGCGGAATGTGAAACTGTTCGTTGACGACGAGCGGCCCGCCCCTGACGGTTGGATGCTCGTCAAGACCAGCGTGGCAGCGCTCGCCGTCATGAACGGGCACCGCATCGCGGGCCAGTCGCTCAACACGCTGTCCCTCGACCACGACCTCGGTACATCGATCGCCACCTACGAAGACGAAACCACTCGCCCAATCATGCTGTGGATGTGCGAACACGACTGGTGGCCGCGCGAACTGTACATCCACACCGCCAACCCGTCGGCGGAACAGTGGCTCGTCGGCATGGCCCGCCGGTACGCGCCACCCGGAACACTCCGCGGATACGGCATCAACTACTGGGGCACCTGCACGGTGGACCACATCGAAAGGCATGAAGCGTGACACGGGCCCTTTTCATCGCAAGTGAAATACTTATCCCCGTCGGCGGCGCCCTGCTGCTCTGCCTGGCGATCTGGTACATCGTCGTCCCTGTGATGACCTACCTCATGGATATTCGGCCCATGCGAAAGGCCAACGACCGGCGCGACACCTTGGCGACGCTGGGCCGGATCGCTCGCCGCTTGCTTCTCCTCGACTGGTCCGACCGCCGCACACGGGAATACGTGCAATGGAAGCGCCAGCAGGAGACCGACAGTGCCTGACCCGCAATGGCCTGCCGATGCCGTCGGCGCCATCTACACCCCAGGTAGCGACGAACTGGAGTTCTTCACTGAGCGCGACATCCGCGTGTCGATCCGCGACGCACTCAACCGACTCGGCTGCACCTTCGACCAACTCGCCGAAATGCACCGCACCGGACAGTACGCCAGCGTCCGCCACCGCATCGCCTGGATAGCGCTCGGCCATTACCACGGCGAATACCAGCCAGCAGGAGGCGACGAATGAAGTACGCCGTGTACTGGTGCCATGCGTGCGGTGACCCGCAATGCGCGGACTCGTGGCCGATCGACACCGCCGAGTCGCTGGACGCCGCGAAAGCAGCTGCGGAACGCGACCACGGGCAAGCACCCCTCGAATGGGTGCTGAGTGCCGCTGGCGACGAATGGGAAGCCGAAGTCGGCCGCTACGACTACTACCGCATCTACAGCCACGAGGAGCGGAAATGACCAGCCAGCCGATGCAGATCAACATCATCGTGCCCGCAACCAGCACAGGCTACGTCGCCGAAGGACTCCGGTTGATCACCCGCGCCATCGCCGCCGCAACAGGTGTACCCCTCGACGGCGGACTGGGCGGGGAAGACGGCTACGGACTCAACTACGACAACGACGTGTTCACCATGAGGCCCTTCTACTGGGGCGACTGTGACTGTGGCTCCGACCAGACAGACGCCGAATGGTGCGACAACAACCCGGCTGTCCATGAAGGCCACGGATACAGCAAGTGCGCGAACGCGGGCGGCTGCGAATGGTGGGACCGGTACACGGCGGCGAACCTGCCCGACCACGATCGGGAACGATGCTCGCTGTACCTCCCGAACTTCGTGTACAAACCCACCGGGGCAACCGCCGAATGGTACAAGTGGATAGGCCGCGACCTGGAGTTCGCCGGCGAACTCCCCGTCGACTTCGCAGCCGTCTGCATCGCGTCACTCGCCGAGGCGAACACATGACCACCGACCCGAGCGAGCTGGGCCTCTACGGCGTGCACAGCCCCAAAGCGTGCGCCGGCGGCTACGACGTGTTCATCGACGCCATGAACCTGCGGAAGAAGTGGGCGCAAGGCTGGGCCGACTTCGCAGCATTGCGCGGCGCCGACTTCCAGGTCATCGACTTGGACACCGCCGTGGATGAGTGCGTGCGTCGTGACGCTGCCCGCGGTGCTGCTGGTGGTCGGTCGGTGGGGGAGGCGGCTATCCGGGAGTTGGCGAAACGGTTCCCGCGAAAGCAGTGGCCGAAGATCGAGCCGTCACCGGATCTGTTCTTCTTCCCGGAAGTCTATGTTCCGGATGAGTCGCTGCCGCCTGCGTGGATCGCGGACGTCGACGGGACGGTCGCGGAGAAGGCGCCGGACCGTGACATCTACGACTATGCGCGTGTGCATGAGGACATCCCGATTGCGCACACGGTGACGGTGGTGCAGAAGCTCGCCGCCGACTCGGCGATCATCGTCCTGTCCGGTCGAACAGATGACTGCCGGACCGAGACCGCCGATTGGTTGCGCGCGAACGGCGTTCCGTTCACAGAGCTGCACATGCGGCGAACCGGGGACATGCGCCCGGATTACAAAGTCAAATCGGAAATTTTCGACCAGCACATCCGCAATCGCTTCCGAGTGCTGGGTGTTTTCGACGATCGCCTGAGCGTGTGCCGGGCTTGGTCGCGTATGGGCCTGCCCTTGATGAGATTGGGGAAACCAGACCATGACGACTTCTGACCTGTGGGCACTGCCCGAGCAAGGCGAGGACGAAGACTACGTCGCCTACCTCGGCCGGAAAAGCGACTTCTACGAGCAGAACCCGCCGCCCGCACCACCCGGCTTCGAGCTGATCGAATGCGATGCCACACCGCGGCATTGGCCGAGATACCAGTTTACCGACGACGACTTCTACCCGGCGCCGTGCCCTGACTGTGTGGCCCAGTCGTACCGGAAGCAGGCGGACGAGTTGAAGCGCCGCTACCACTGGTTGCGGCATCCGATCCGGGGACAGTTCGCTGCGAAAGTTCTCGGCAAGCTGTATTCGCTGGGTGTGGTGGCGGGTTACGGCACCACTGGCGGCGGCCCGTCGGGATGCCGCACCTGCCTGGTCGGTATCAACTGGCGCGGCCGACGTCCCTACATCCTCGGCTGGCCCGACTGGAAGTGGCGTTGCCTGCTGAAGCAGCGGCACTGGCCCGGCGAACAGGGCTACTTCGGGTTGTGCGGTAAATGCGTGCCCTGCCCCGACTGCGGCACCACCAAAGTCGACCACGAATGCCCAGGGGAGACACAGTGACCCTCTTCTCTGACGTCGCCCGCTTCAATGCCGCGTGTGGTGTGCGGATGCGGGACCTGCCCGGTTGGGTGCCGGATGATGAAGTGCAGTTGGCGTTGCGGCTGGTCGACGAGGAACGCAATGAACTCGCTGCGGCACTCACTGCACGCGACATGACCGAGGTTGCTGACGCCATAGCCGACGGGTTATACGTGCGGGCGGGTTTGTTGCTGCGGCTCGGGATCGCCCGCAAATACATCACCGACCTGCTCGTACCCAGTGCGCAAACACCGTCATGGTCGGTGCTGTCGGACGACGACATCGCCGGCATCCTCAGCGACCTCGAAGACGACGACCGGACGATCCGACGTGCAGTGACCGCCCGGAACCTGATCCAGGTGGACACGTACACGCATCGCACCATGTATGCGCTGTCGAGCCTCGCTGTGCTGCTGCGTATCCCACTGGATGAAGTGTGGCAGGCGGTCAACGACTCGAACATGGCGAAGCTCGTCGACGGCAAAGTGGTCCGCCGCGAATCGGATAACAAGATTTTGAAGCCCGAGGGCTGGACGGCACCCGACATCGCTGGTGTCCTCGCACGCCACGGATGGAAGCAGGCAGCATGACCAACAGCATCGGTGAACGAATGAAGTCCTACGAGGCCGCATCCGACTATCGACTGACCCCGAACAGTTGCGTGTTCATTCGTGTGGATGGTCGCGCGTTCCACACGTACACGCGGGACATGGATCGCCCTTTCGACCGGTCGCTTATGGCGGCGATGGTCGGGGCAGCGCGTATGACTGCGGGGGAGATGCAGGGTTTCAAGCTCGGCTATGTGCAGTCGGATGAGGCGACGTTCATGCTGACCGACTACGACACGCATCAGACCCAAGGCTGGTTCGGATACGAGCTGAACAAACTGGTGTCGTTGTCGGCGTCGCTGTTCACGGGGTACTTCAACCAGCGCATGCCCGAAGGCCCCTACCCAGCGGCGTTCGATTCGCGCGCGTTTGTGGTGCCCCGTGCGGATGCCCCGAATGTGTTTGTGTGGCGGCAGCGGGATTGGGAACGCAACAGCCTCCAAATGCTTGCGCAGGCTCATTTCTCGCACAGGCAGTTGCATGGGAAGAAACGCGCCGACCTTCACGACATGCTTCACGGGATCGGCGTCAACTGGGCGACTGACCTGAACGAGCAGGAGAAGAACGGCACCTTCATCCTGCGTGACGGCACCTATCTGAATGACCAGTGGACGTACGCGGACATCGACCAATACCTCGGCAGCATGATCGACGTGGAACGGGAGGCGGCGTGATGCGTATCGTGAAAGCGGTCCAAACCTGCTACGGGATGCCGTCAGCGTGGGATGTGTGGACCGACAAAGGCGAGTACCTGCATTTGAAGTATCGGGGTGGGGTGGCGAAGGTGTTCGTCGTACCCGAGGACGACGACGGCCCGCTCTGCCTGGAGTCCGCGATCCGCATGGGCAACCGGCTCGACGGCTTTACCACCCTCGAAGCGTTCTGCGAAGCAACAGGTTTGACGCTCGCGTTGGAGGAACCGTACACGCCGCTGCCGGACCCCAACGCGGACTACGGCAAGACCGAGGAAGTCGCGGCCTGCCGCAAGCTGGATGACGAGTTGGGTGTCCCGCTCGTAGTCCGCGCTCAGGTGTTGCGAGAAGCCGAGAAACTGGTGTGCGGGGATCGGGAGGAACAGTACGGGCCGCCGTCCGAGAACCTGCAACGGATCGCCGAGTACTGGACCCGCTACCTTCGGGATGCGTGGGGCAAAGGCTGGGTTGATGCCCGCGACGTCGCTTTGATGATGGCCCTGTTGAAGGTCGCGCGGGAAGCCAGTGGACACAAACAGGATTCGTGCGTGGATGGGGCGGCGTACTTCTCGCTCGCGGCGGAAGTGGCGTGAACGGGGCGACTATACAAGCCCGATAGAATTGCTTGAGAAGGTTGAGCGAGTTCGGGGGTTTGTGCTGTCCGACTTCAAGTCAAATCCGGTATTCTTCAATCCGCGCGGTGCCTCGGCTGATCCCGCAAAGTTGTATGAGTTCTCTCTTTGCGGTCAACCAGGGTGTGAAACCGAAGCTTCGGATGCGATCGTGTCTGACGTGCGCCTTTGCGTTGACCATTGGCGCATCGCTGTACGGGACTTCAATCTTGCTGCGGAGACGCTTCAAGCGCGCCAAACGGTAGTCGAGCAGGAAGTGGCGGCAGTCGTGCCTACAGATGCTCGACGCCTCAATGGCTGGTGCCCGAAATGCCGCCGTTCTGGCGCTCTGTGGCTGACCGGAGACGGTGATACCGTGCGCTGTGCGTCGGATGGTTGCAGGTATGTTCGAAGCGAGGCGAGGCATAGGCGGATGTGGCACGAGCAGCTGCTGAAATACTCGTATCGCAGGTCCGTCGTCTACTATCTGCGGTTCGGCGTGTACATCAAGATTGGTACCACAAGGAACTTGCGCACGCGTCTTACCCAGGTGCCGCACGATGAGTTGGTAGCGATTGAGTTCGGCGGATCGCAGCTTGAGGCGGGGCGGCATGACCAGTTCTCCGACGCTCGGCATTTGGGGGAGTGGTTTCATCCGACTGCCGATCTTTTGGCGCATATTGAGCGGTTGAGGATGGAGTTTGAAGAAGAAGTAGCGGCCTAATCGCCGATTCTGGAAGAAAGTGACGTAAATCACAGTAATTTCCATTCGTGCAGGTTGGGCGCTCGTTCAAGTGGGGAGCATTGGATGGCGGGCCGGAAAATGGCGATTCAAAGCTGTGTCCGATGGACACAGTAGTGTAGGCTGAGCCTTGCTTGTATTTCGCATACCCAAAAACAGGTCGGCGTTCCGGCCGTGTGGGTGCGGTCGGGGAGCGCGCGCCTCGGGATTCGTAAGCTTCGGCCTCCCCCTGAGGACATGTGAAAACCCCGGAACGATCCCTGCCCTGAAAGATCGGGCACATCGCCGGGGTCACGGATTTGCGGCAGACAAGATCTGCCGAGCAGTGGGGTAAGAGCCCACCAGTCCCTTCGGGGGCGATCACAGGGCAGGTGGTCGGCTGGCTTGTTCCAGTCGGCGCCTGCCTTTCTCGCGGTAAAAGTAGAAGGTCCTCTCCTGTAGGGCGACAGCCTTCACGGCCCAGGGTGTAGCCACGGCAGCCCTGGGCCACCGCGGACGTAGCAGTGTGGCGCAGTTCGGTCAAGCGCGGCGGGCTCATATCCCGCAGGTCGTCGGTTCAAATCCGACCATTGCCACAATTCAGCCTGCCCCACATGCTGGCAGTGGGTGTGCACGCCCACCGTGGGTGCGGGCTGGAGTTAACGATGATGCCCGTCAAGGCTAGAGCTTCGGCTTCCTTACTTCGGCGGGTTTGGAAGGTTCCGGCCTGTGGAGGCCAGCCGGTCTTGAAAACCGGAGGGGCGTTTCGGCGTTGGGGTTCGACTCCTCAACCTTCCGCAAGGGACTCCAGTAGGTCACCGGTAGACCGTCTCGTGAAATAACCGAGTTCGTAGGCAGGTTCGAGCCCTGCCCTGGAGTCCCGCTTGGAAGATAAACCAGACGGGGTCTGGGACTCGTTGCTAGCGAGCTTGAGCGTTCGCGCTTGGGGATCGTGCCCTCTGTCTTCCGCGCAATGGCCCACACTCCCGCAACGGCAGCCGGGCCATCCCTTCTTTCCATGCCAGGAGTCCTGATGTCCGATGTGACGCCCGAGCAGGTCAGCGGCATCGTGTGCGCTGTCACCGATGAGCTGTGCGAAGCGCTGCGAGTGGATTCGATCACCTCGTCTGTCGATGCCGTGCTGACGCCGCTGTACCCGGATGTCGCTGCTTCCTACGCTGCGTTCCGGCTTGCGGAGGCGCAGTGAGCGAGTTCCTGGAAGAGACCGTCGATCGTATGCCGAACCAGTACAGCACTCCTGACTTCTGGCCGACCACCGCAGGCGCGGACTGGTTCATCAACGGCAAACGCTTCCGGGAGACCGGGCGGGAACGCGTGAACGAGTACACGGAGCGAATCAGTCTGCAACTGGCTGCGGGCGAGTCGCCGTACTGGGGTGCCGTGGAGTCTGAGCGTTGATGCCGTGGCCTGGTGATGTCGCGTGGGCGCCTGACGAACCCGAACTGGTGACGGTCGAACGTCGCTGGCGGTGGCCGTTCCCGTACGCGGAGTGCAGGACTCGCGACGGGCGTTTGATCACGGTCCCGGTCGGGCGACTCACCTTCTAGTTATCCCAGGGGGCGTGATGGCTGACCCTGACGGCAAGACCGGCGCGTCCAAGGAACTCAACGACTATTGGACGGTCGGCGAGGGCCGCGCCAAGTGGGCTAATTCCGAGCATCCATTTCGGACGCTGCAAACACTGCTGCTGCAACACATGTCGTTGCGCGAAGCGTCCGGGCTCGCAGCCCGCTACTACAAAATCGTGTTCGGCCGCTGGCCCGGCGGTGGAAAGCGCAAGTCATAGCTCCGACAGCGCTCAAACGATGACGGGCCACAACCAGGAGAATAACGTGAAGTACGCCCGCGTCTGGGACTCCGAATGGAACCTGCTGCACGCATTCGAGCCCGACGAGGACCACACTCGCCTTCCGCTGTCGACCAAGGCGGCGCGGAGCATCTACTACGGCCCGGAAAAGCCCGTGTTCATCACAGTTGATGAAGGTGACGGCGAATCGTCCACCCGGTGGTCTGGCCGCCTTGTCGCGGCAGAGCCCGAGTTGCGTACGGGTGAGGACTCACCAGTCCTTGCGCTGACATGGGCAGAAGACCCTCCAGCGAAGCCGCTGGTTCCCATTCCGGATGCATGCGATATCGAGATCGTGGAGCGGACCAAGGATGATCGGCGCGACGGCGGCCATGGCGTGCTGTGTCCGAACTCCGTGCGGATCAATGGGACTCCCGTGCTCGTACCCGCCGATTCGGAAGTCATCGTCCACCCGATCGGGAAGCACACTGCGGGGGCGAGTAATGCGGTCATGGTGACTCTCACCGTGTTCGCTCGTTCGGTTTCCATTCACCACGAGACCGACTCGACGCCGCAAGGCTGAACTTAACTGCGCATATCTGCGTAGTGCGACCTCCACTGCGAGGTAACGCGATAGGTAGTCGGTGCCTGCCTGGAGAACCAACACCGCACAGTTTCGCCACCACCCTCGTGCCCCATTCACTCTGGGGGCCGCCGCGCCGATCTCACGCCGCGCTGGCTGTAGGGGATCTAGGTGGCGAGCCGCTGGCAGCCTCAGGCGCCGCGGCTGGCCCGCCGACCGGTTTTCGCTACCTCGGGAGTCGGCGGGCCTCAACTTCCCGCTTTACACAAGTCCATACAATAGTGTCAACACTACGCGGTAGTGTTCACGCTACACTTCAGCCTCCAGGAGGCTACATATGACCCGACGTCCGGGCCGTCTCACCGCCATCTGCACAGTCTGCGGCGTCGGAGCTGTTACCTTCCTCGGACCCTTGGGGTTCGCTGCCCCCGCGTCTGCTGCCCCGGATTGTCGGGACATCGTTATCGGTGTCGGCGGCAACGGTGAACGCGCGAACGTCGAGGCGGGCCGCCCGACCGTTATGGGCGCGCATCTCGCCTACTACGCCGAGCAGGGCTACCGCGTCGAGTCGTTGGACTACAAGTCGAGTGTCTGGCCGACCGGTCCCTACACCAAGGACGAGTCCGTGACGGACGGTACTGCGAAGCTTCGGGGACGCGTGGACGCCTACCGCGCCGAATGCCCCGGCGGACACGTCACCGTGATCGGCCACTCCCTCGGGTCGGAATTCGCGGACCAGGGCGGCGCCGACACTGTCATCACATACGGTGACCCACGACGCCCCGGCGGCATCTACGACGCACTGCCCGGAGTTTTCCCCGGCACCTCCAACCCCGGTCCGCGCCCCGTCGGCCCGAACGAGGTCCGTGTCTGCCACGAGTTCGACGCCATCTGCGATTCGCCTGCACCGTGGAGCGATCCGGCGAAGTTCGCGCAAGGCTGGGCGGGCTACTTCATGGGCTGGCACAACTACTTGCCCGGTGAAGGCGACAATCTCGCGCCTGGCGACTACATGATCGAGGAGCCGGCGCCGCTGCCGTGGCTGCCCGAATCGTCGCCGACGGGTATTCCTGCCGCGCCGTATTCGACGCTGCCCGCATGGGAGCCTGGTCCGCTGCCGTCGCTCGCCGACTTCGATCCGCTCGTGGAAGCGGTCACTCCGCAGCCGTACACGCCGACCCCGATCCGCGACTACGTGCCCGACGAGATCGAACCGTATTTGCCTGCCGAAGCTTTGGCGTATGTCCCGCCTCCGCTGCCGGAGATCGTTCTTCCGCCGCTGCCTGCCCTCCCGCCGATCGGATGATGATGGCTGACGATTTCGAGACAGCGTTGGGCAACTTGTCGCCGACCGCGCGTGCCTTCGTCGAGCTGAACAAGGAGTTGGGCGTCGACGATGCCGAGTGACATCACCGTCTACACCAAGCCCGGCTGTGTTCAATGCGACGCCACGTTCAAAAAACTTGAACAGCTCGGCGCAACATACACGAAGGTCGACATCACCGAAGACTCCGAAGCGTTCGACTACATCCTTGGCCTCGGCTACAAGCAGGCACCCGTCATCGTCGTCGGTGAACACCACCGCTCCGGGTTCTCCCCAGACTGGTTGCAATGGGCGGCAGAGCAGCAGCAAGGGGCCGCCGATGAACCGCAAACTGTGGGTGGCTCAACGGATCCGGGGAACTAACGAGGTCCACGTACACCCCTTGAACGACCTCATCGACCACGACATCCCCAGCGATGACTGCGTGTGCGGCCCCACAACCGAACCAGTGCCCCGCAGCGACGGCAGCACCGGATGGGTCATCATCCACCACAGCCTCGACGGCCGCGAACAGCAGGAGAAACCACAATGAAGTTCCGGCTGAAGCTGTGGGGATTCGAACTCGACATCCAAACACCCGAAGCGGTGCAGGTGTCGCCAACGGATGTGATCATGGCCGTTTTCTCGGCGATGTCGCAGCATCCGATGCAGCCGATTGTGTTGGTCCCCGAGTTGGAGGACGAGGGCGAGGACTGATGCGCGCCGCTGAAGCCGCGTGGTGCGCAACCCTGGCTGCGATCGTCGCGTGGGAGTGCACGGCCCCGGTGGATGAACTCTTGAGCGACGGATGCGACCGCACCACCGCACGCCACCCAATCGTTGTGCGTGCCGCGATCATCATCACCGCTGCGCACCTACTGCGGATCATCCCGCGCAGGCTGGATCCGTTCACGCAGACTTTCGGTGCTCTATCTGCCGTGCGGCGGCCCGCTTCGACGCGTTGAACGCACCCATCCGCGACAACTCCGCCATCTCCGCGATCTGCTCCCACGTCCACCGCTTCCGAGTGGCCGGGTTGATCTCGCTGCGCAACTGCAAAATCAGCGCGTCACGCTGCTTGTCCATCTCGCCCGCCATCGTCACATGCATTTGATGCTGCTCGGCGACGCTGCGCAACAACTCCGCGGTGTCCAGGTACATGACGCGATCATACATGGCGTGTACACGACGCGACAGTGTCCACTAGACGCTACATTCTCCGGCTAGCCCAGGCGGCAGCCGTCTCTTCCACTCGGACGCGACCGGCCAGGCGCCGACGCGGTTCCTGGAGGTCCGCCACTATGGCACGCAAACGCACCACCCCTGTCGAAACCCTCGTCGAAACCCAGCGCAAACGCAACCTCGCGTTGGAGATGCGGCTCGCAGGCAAATCGCAAGCCCAAATCACCGAAGAGATGGGTGTCCACAAATCCACCGTCTCCATGTGGATCAAAGAGGCCATCGCCGACATCACGCGCGAAAACGCGCAAGAGTACCTGGAACTCGAACTGTCCCGCCTCGACGCCATGTGGGCCGCGATCTGGAAGAAGATCGTCAACCCGAAGAACGCCGAGGAACGCAAAGCTCAAACATGGATGATCGACCGGGCACTCGCGATCATGGAGCAGCGCGCGAAGCTGACCGGCACCTATAAGGCCGCCGAGTTGAAAGCCATCGCTGATGCTAAGGGCGGCGTTGGTGCTGAAACGCTGTCGATGATCGGCAACTTCTTCGGCAAGCTTGAAGAACTCGTCGCAGCAGACCAACTCGCTGACAACCCCGAGTCAGACGACAGCAACGAAGAGGACGACACGGCGTGAGTGTTCTCGACGAACTGCCGCTGTCACGCAAACAGATCGTCAGCATCGTCGAATCCCGCCGCTACCGAGTATCCATCTGGTCCGGCGCCGTCCGCTCCGGCAAAACGATCGCGAGCATCCTCGCCTTCTATGACGCCGTCAGCACCGCCCCTGATTCCGGGCTGATCCTGATCTGCGGTCGCACCCTGCAAACCATCGAACGTAACATCATCGAGCCGATGCAGGACGAGGCCGTGTTCGGTCCGTGGGCGCACGAAGTGCACCACACCCGCGGCTCCAACATTGCGGTCATCCTCGGCCGCACCGTCCACTTGATCGGCGCCTCCGATGTGCGTGCTGAAGGCAAGCTGCGTGGACTCACCGCCTGCCTCGCCCTCGTCGACGAAGCGACGCTGCTACCGGAATCGTTCTGGACACAGCTCCTCGCGCGCCTGTCCGTGCCCGGAGCCCGCTGCTTGGCGACAACCAACCCGGACAACCCGAACCATTACCTGAAGGTCGGCTTCATCGACCGCCAGGGCGACCCGGACATGAACCTCCAGGCCTGGCACTTCACCCTCGACGACAACCCGAGCCTGTCGCCCGAATACGTCGCCGCGATCAAAGCCGAGTTCCAGGGCCTGTTCTACCTGCGGAACATCCTCGGCCGCTGGGTCGCCGCGGACGGCGCGATCTTCGACATGTACGACCCCGAACAGCACCTCGTGCCATGGTCGGAACTGCCGGGCATGCAATGGTATGTCGGTGTCGGGGTCGACCACGGAACCACCAACCCCACACACGGGGTCATGGTGGGTCTCGGAGTCGACAACGTGCTGTACGCGGTCGACGAATGGCGGCACGTCTCCCCGTCGTCGGCTGCCCGCTGGACCAACGTGCAACTGTCGCAGGGGCTGCGGGATTGGCTCGCCACTCCGCATCATCCGGGCGACGACCCCGGCAACCTGCCGCGGTTGACGTGCCCGGTGATCGTGGACCAAGCCGCCGCCGATTTCCGTGTCCAGTTGAAGCAGGACGGGTTGACAACCTACCCTGCGGCGAAAGACGTGCTCTACGGCATCCGCACCATGACAGCGCTGGTATCAGCGGGGAAACTGAAATTCTCGGATCGCTGCCCAGAATTGTTGAAAGAGATCCCCGGCTATGTGTGGGATACGAAAGCAACCGACGAGGGCAAAGACCAGCCGATCAAACTGAATGATCATGGCATCGACGCGCTCCGCTACGCCACCGTCACCACTGAACGGAAATGGCGGAGGCAAGTGAAACTCACCAACATGCCGGGCGCTGTCGCAGCATGAAAATCGCGACTATACAGCGCCGATAGGCTCGTGTTAGCGAGTTGATCTAGGAGGCGCAAGGAATGTCTCTCGCGGACGACGTACAGAAAGTCGTGGAGGAAGACGACTCCCGACCGTGTGGCACAGGGATATGGGTTTCGAACCTCGATGAACGCGACAGAACAGCGTTCGACAGCTACCTACGGCAAGGTGGTCCGGTCGCGAAACTGCATCAGATCGCGGTCGTCAACGGATGCCCCATCGGCGAAACCCAATTCCGACGCCACTGCCGTCAACGCTGCGGCTGCTACACGAAAACCGGGATCGCCGCGTGAGCTTCGCCGACGACCTGCTGAAGCAACCGACTGCCACCGAAACCGAGTACAAGCCGCGCACCGAATTCGACGGCACAAGCGGCGGCTACATCCAAACTGGCGCGCTCGCTGAGCCGCCCACCTCGCATGTCGAGCTGCTGGAACAGTTCGGGTACAACCCCGACGAAGTGCAGATCGTCGGACACCCACGGGTCTCGCGGTGGCAGTCGTTCAACGGCGAATGGTTGGCCGCGTATCGGTTCCACATCGCGCCGAAGACTATCGGGCTGGACATCGGCGAACTGATCGCCTCCATTCGCGACCGGGAACCGCACCAGCCAACCAGCATCACCGGCACCGGATGCTTCGTATACCAGGCGGGCGACCTCCAGTTCGGGAAGATCGACGGCGACGGTGTGCAAGGCACCATAGACCGCTACTTCACCAGTGTCGACCGCGCCGTAACTGAACTGAAGCAGCGGCAGCGACGCGATTCCATCGGCGCCGTGCACTTGGCGTTCGTCGGGGACTGCATCGAAAACGGGGGTGTCAGCCAAGGCGGCAAACTCGCCTGGCGGCAATCTCTCACCGTGACCGAACAAGTGCGACTGTGGCGGCGGACCCTGCTGGAAACAGTGAAAGCGTTCGCGCCCCTCGCGGACGAGATCGCCGTGTCCGTCATCGGCGGCAACCACGACGACGCGACACGCATTCCGGTCCAGACCCGCGCAGACGACAACTGGGCCACCGAAGGCGCAATCGCCGTCTCCGATGCCCTCACCGAGAACCCCGACGCTTACGGGCATGTGCGCGTACAAGTGCCGCCGAAGGACCAGGGATACATGACCGTCGGCGTCGCCGACAGCGTGTTCACCCTCCTGCACGGCCACCAGTTCCGCAAAGGCAAAGCCGCCGACTGGTGGGCGTCCCAAGCGTTCCATCACGGCAATCCCGCCGGCGCGGACTTCCTACTCCACGGGCACTGGCATGAGATGGCGATCCAGCAGTCCGCGGCCCGCACGATCATCTGTTCCCCCGCTCTTGACGGCGGCAGCGCCTGGTACCGGGACAAGACCGGTGCCGAAGCCCGCCCCGGCGCGCTGATCTACACCACGCGCGGGCGGGCATTGGAAAACCTGAGCCTCGTCTAACCGACTAGAGGCATCCACCCAACTTCACAGCGTCTGTATCGGCGCGCGTTCGAACCCTGCTGGAGGCGCCCCGTGGCGATGCCTGAATTCAAAGGCGCGTGGCCGCCGGAGCCGTGGGACGACGCCCAAGCCGCCTACGACTTGCACAGCGCCTGGCTCGAAGGCGATTCGAGTGTCCTCGAATCCTTCTACTCCCAGTACCTCGACGGGATGCCGTCCAATCGCCCCTCCCAGTTCCGCGGTGGGGTGGTCGGTGCTGTCGCCCGGTTCTTCTGGGGCCGGCCGCAGAAGCAGGCGATGAAACGTCTGCATGTGCCCGCACCGGCGGATGTCGCGCGTACGTCGGCGAACCTGCTGTTCGGGCAACCGCCGACGTGGGTGTTCAACGGCGGCGACGCCACCGACCTCGACGGCGCTAAGGAGCGGCTGAGCCAGTTGCTCGACGGCGCCGACGTGGTTGCCACGTTCCTGGAAGCCGCGGAAATTCAAAGCGCGCTTGGTGGTGTGTTCCTTCGGCTCTGGTGGGACACGGCGGTCACTGACAAGGTGATGCTGTCGGCGGTCGGCCCTGATGCGGCTATCCCGGAGTGGCGGTACGGCAAGCTCGCTGCGGTCACGTTCTGGCGGGTCGTCGCGAAGGACAAGCGCGGCACCTGGCGGCACCTGGAACGGCACGAACCCGGCACGATCGAACACGCCCTCTACCTCGGTGACGGCGACCACATCGGGCGACCGATGAAGCTCGACGAGCTGGATGCAACCGCGTGGGCTGCGACGCAACCGGTGATCGAAACCCGCGTGAAGGGTTTGACCGCCGCGTACGTGCCGAACATTCGACCTGCCCGCAGGTGGCGCAACGTCCCGAACCTGTCGCCGTTGGGTCGCAGCGATTTCGAAGGCATCGAGCAGCTGTTCGACGCTCTTGATGCTGCCTACAGCTCGTGGATGCGGGACCTTGATCTTGCGAAAGCTCGACTGTTCGTGTCGCAGGAGGCGTTGGAGGACAACGGTCCCGGCTTGGGTGCATCGTTCGACCCTGAACAAGCCATCTTCACACCGGTCCCTGGTCAGCTCATGCTTCCCGAGGACGGCCCGAACCAGTTGGTGCAAGCCCAACAGTTCCAGATCCGCCATCAGGAGCATGCCGCGACCTGCCAGGATCTGATGAACCGGATCGTGGTCAGCGCCGGCTACTCGGTGGGTGACTTCGGTGACGATCAACTGTCGGGGATGATGACCGCGACCGAGGTGTCCGCGCGGAAGGGTCTGTCGCATCAGACCCGCGCGACGAAGATCCTGTACTGGCAGTCGGAGGCGCAGCCGTTGGCGCGCACGATGCTGGAGCTGGACGCCATCGTCTACGGCAACGGCCACGACTACGGCATCAAAGCCGAACCGGAGATGAAGTTCCCGGTGCGTGTCGATGTGGACCCGGTGCAGCAGTCGCAAGCTATCGCGAACCTTCGTGCCGCGCAGGCGATCTCCATTGAACAGTCGGTGCGGGAACGCAACCCGAACTGGTCGGTGGACGAAGTCGACGAAGAAGTCAAGCTGATCAAAGCGGAAATCGACCTCCAGGTGCCCGATCCCGACGGCGGCGATTTCGCGCCCCCAGGAGGAGAAGAAGCCCACAGCAACCTCCAGGGCGATGCGGAGCCGGATTCCGAACCGTTGGATGAGGCTGCCTGATGCCGCTGACCCCATCGTATGGTGACCGGCGAGCAGGTCCGGTCGTGCGCTTGTATCGACGGGTTGAGCGCGCGTTGTTGGAGTGGTTGGCGATGTCGCTGGCTCCCGGTGTCGGTCACGTGTGGGTGTGGGCGCAACGGCTGCTGTTGCGGCTACCGGCGTTTCGCCGCGGCGTAGACCGGATCATCACCGGCGCCGATCGTGAGATGCGACCCGCTGTCGCGGAAGCCTTGCTTGGGGCGTGGCACGACGGACTGACTGCGGCGCGAGCGGATCTTCCGTACGCGCCGCGCACCGACGATCAGGCAGTGCACCGGTTGATCGACGACACGATCACCACAATTGAAGCGACACACCGGCTGGTGCCGCTGGTCATGGAGAACACGTATCGCCGTGTGGTCGATGACGTGGTCCGCGCCGAGCGGGCCGACGGTGACCTAGACCGCTCGCGGGTGGTGCAGCGCGCGCTGGAGGCGTTCGCTCGCCGCGGGATCACGGGTTTCGTGGACCGTCGCGGCTACCGTTACGACCTCGTCTCCTATGTGGAGATCGCGGTACGGGCGGCTATCACACGCGCGGAGGTGGACGCCTACTGTGCGCAACTCACCGCGGCTGGTCACGATCTGGTGATCGTGTCGGATGTCGCGGGGAGCTGCCCGCGCTGCGCTGTCTTCGAAGGTCAGGTTCTCTCGATCAGCGGCTCCACCGTGGGCGCGATCGCGAGGGAAGCGAGTACGGGCCGAAACGTCACTGTGACGGTGATGTGTTCGCTTGATGAGGCGCGTGCGCGTGGCCTGTGGCATCCCGGCTGCCGACACACCCTGGGTATCTGGACGCCGGACGATCCTGCGCCGCCGCGTGCGGTGCGTGTACCGGATGAGGTGCGCGCAGACCGTCGCCGTCAGCGTGCGGTAGCGCGCCGCAACCGTGTGCGTCAACGTATTCGTTTCGTTGCGCAATTCTGAATAGTCTTCCCGCTTCTCTGTAGCGGGTTTCGACCTCGAATGGGCTTTCTTGCCTTTCGGGGTTTCGTCATTTCAACACCGTCCGGCCAGGCTGCCGCACGGGGTTTCACCGTGTCCAGGAGGCACATTCATGGCCGACGAAGCCAACCCCCAGGAAATCACAATCGAAAACAGCACCACCGACACTACTGCCGATATTCCGGTGGACACTGTCGACACCCCGGATATCGGTGCCGATGTACAGGGCACCGAAACCGACACAACTGAAACCGAGCCGGAGAAAACCGACTCGGCGCCCGACCCGGAAGTAGCGCGGCTGAAGAAAGAGCTTGAGAAGGCTCGCCGTGAGGCTGCCGCGAATCGGGTCAAGGGCAACGAGAAAGCCGAGCAGGCAGCGAAGGACGCGGCCGACGCGGCACAGAAAGCTCTCACCGAGCAGATCGCCCGCACCCTCGGCCTGATTAAGGACGACACTCCGCCCGACCCTGCTGACCTGCTCGCGCAGGCGCAGGAGCGGGAGAGGCAGATCGCGCAGGAACGCGACACTGCCGCCGAACGTTTGCGCGCCTACGAGCGCAAAGACGCTCTCACCGCCGCCGCCTCCAAGGTGGACGGCGACCTCGCATCTCTCCTCGATTCCCGCTCCGTGAACGCGGCAATCGAAAAACTCGACACTACTGCCGACGATTTCGCTGCCCAGGTGGAAGCGATTGTTTCTGCGGCCGTCGAAAACAACCCGAAGCTGAAAAAGGCGCCAGCCCAGGCGGCGGCTCCTCGAAGCGGCGGAGATATGTCCGGCGGAAACGCATCCCCGAACTCCACGGGCGAAAAGGACATCGACTCATTCCGGCGTGACGTCCGCGCACATCGCGGATTCGCCGACTGACACGCAATTTCAAGGAGCCATAAATGGCTAACACCCTTTTGACCCCCAGCGTCATCGCCAAGAAGGCGCTGGCGAACCTGTACGAGAACCTGTGCATGGTTCCGCTGGTCTACACCGACGTTTCCTCGGAGTGGGGCGGCCAGAAGATCGGCGCATCCGTCGCGATCCGCAAGCCCGCCACCTTCACCGCGCAGACGTTCAACCCGTCTTCGCCGTCGATCACCGTCCAGAACGCCACTGAGACCAGCGTGTCCGTCACTCTGGACAAGCACCGCGACGTGTCGTTCGCCATCACCGCCCAGGATCTGACCCTGCGGCTGGAGGACTTCGACGAACAGTTCCTGATGCCCGCCTGCGAGGCACTGGCTCAGGAGGTCGACCGCGCGATCATCGCTCAGGCCAAGGCCGACTTCACCGCTGTCGCCGGCACCGGTACCGGTTTCGAGTGGAACAAGCCCGAGGTTTTGATCGAGGCGGACCGGCTGCTGAACATCCAGAAGGTCCCGACCTCGGAGCGTTCCGCGGTGGTCGGCCCGACCACGCGTGCGGGCTGGTTGAACAGCGACATCATCAAGCACGCCGACAAGAGCGGCAGCACCGCGGCGCTGCGTGAGGGCTCGATCGGCCGCGGCCTGTTCGGCTTCGACGCCTACATGACCCAGAACATCGTGCAGCCCGCGGGTTCGCCCGCGTCGGGTCAGCCGACCACTGAGGTTGGTCTCGCGTTCCACCGGACCGCGCTCGCTTTGGCGTCGGCTCCGCTGGCGCTGCCCCGGTCGAACACCTGGGGTGCGATGGAGTCCTACAAGGGCCTGTCGCTGCGCGTCGTGCAGGACTACGACATGAACCTCAAGTCCGACGTGATCTCCGTCGACATCCTGTTCGGCACCAAGACCCTCGACGCGAACCGCGGCGTTCTGCTGCGCGGCGCTCTGGCTGCCTGACCTGTTCCCGTGCCGCCTGCTTCGGTGGGCGGCACGGGTCCTGGTGGGAGCCGCGATCTGTTTGGAGACAGGTAAGTGCCCTATTTCTACGAGTACCAAGGCGACGATCAGGATTTGGTCGTCGAGTCGGACGAGCCGCGCCCTGACTTGCTGGAGTGGGCTTACTGGTCCGAGATTCCAGCGCCCACAAAGCAGGCCGCGCCGAAGGTCGACAAGGATGTCCCGATCGTCGCGCACAAGGACGACGAGCCCGAGCCGAAGCCTGAGCCTGCGGTCAAGAAGACCGCACCTCGCAAGGCTGCGGCCCGCAAGGCGGTTGAGGGCGAGTAATGCTGACCTACGCCGTACCTGACGATCTGATGGACGGCTGGCTCGCGGAGGAACCCGACGCCGCGGAAGCGGAACGCGACATCCGCTACGCCTCCATTCTGGTGCGGAAAGCCACACGGCTGGACATCTACGAAGTAGATCCGGCTGGTTTGCCAACCGAACCCGATGTCATCGAGGCAATGCGGGACGCCACGTGTGCGCAGGTCGCCGAGTGGCAAGAGGCCGGCATCAACCCCGCCGCAGGGTCGGTTGGTCGTGTGGTCGCGATCAAGTCGGAGTCGGCTGATGGCGGGTCGGTCACGTACGCGGACGGTCCGTCAGCGGCGGAGATCAAAGCGTCTCTGTCGCAGTTGTGTTCGGCCGGTTTGGACATCCTGCGCAACGCGGGACTCGCGTCGACGAGGCCGTGCACATGGTGAACTACGCACGCCGCAGGTATCCGAAGGGCGTCATGCTCGCCGTTGAGCGCGGCGCCGCATTGAACTGGGAAGGCGACCCCGTGAATGGGTCTGTCGCCACCCATCAGATTGGGCCGTGCGATCTGAAGTGGCTGCAAGATTCCGAGGACAACACGCAAGGTGAGCTGTTGATGTTGGCGGCCCAGGTGACCGCCCCATCGGGTTCGGATGTGTTGGCTACGGACAAGATCCGGTTCAACGGGCAACTGTTCGTGATCGACGGGCAGGTCCGCGAAACCCGGAACTCGTTCACCGGGTTTACGGCGGGTGTCCGCTTCAAAATCGCCAAGGACGGCGGCAGTGGAATACGACGGCAGTGACTTCGACCTCGACACCACGTTCATGCGCACCTCCCCAGAACTGACCGAGTTCGTGCAGGAAATCGCCGAACAAGGCGCTGACCGGTGGGCGCAACGCAGCAGGTGGAGGACCGGCTTCAACGCTACGCACGTTTCGGCACACTCAGGTCCGGGCGAGAACGGCGACATCGAAGGCGTCGTCTACGCGTCCGGCCATTACGCCCGTTTCCGCGAGCACGGCACCAGATGGAACCGCCCCGAGCACGTCATGCACGACTTCATCCGAGACGTGGAGGGCTGAGCATGTCTTTGCCTCCCTACCCGGAATACGACGAAGTCATGAAGGCGCTGCTCAACGACATCGCGCCCGTCGTCACCGCTGAATCCGACCAAACCGACCCGCCTTACATCTACGTCACTCGTGTCGGCGGGCGGGAAGACGGCGTCGCCGACAATCCCGTGATCGACATCGAGTATGTCGCTGCCACCCGCGCCGCGTCTAAAGCGCTCAAGACCGCGGGCCAGGAACGCGTCCGCGCTGCGGGCAACACCGCACCTGGCGGCTACCTGATCGACGTCGCCGAAGAAACCACCGGTGGGCAATACATCCCGCCCGAGCGGCGCGACGTCCGCGGCGTCACCGCCACCGTCCGGCTGTCCTACCGCCGGCCCCGCTAATCACCTCTTTCACACCACCCGAGCCCTTGTGATGGCTGCGGGTTTCTGGGTGTGCCCAAATCAAGGAAAACCCAATGGCAGCAGTCACTTTCGAGCAGCTGGCGGCTTGGAATCAGAGCCTGATCCGCCGCCCCAACAAGGGCTTCGTTCTCATCGGCGACGATGACGCCACCATCCCGCCCGCGTTCACCGACGGGGTGTCTGCGGAGTTCCAGGCACTGACGGACTTCGAATCGCTGGGCTTGATCGCCAAGGATGCCCCACCCACCTTCCGGCCCGAGGTCCAGAGCAACGACATCGAGTCGTGGGGTGCGATCGAACCGACCCGCACCGACATCCTGAGCGTCGACCTGTCGGTGTCGTTCACCGCGCAGGAAACCAAGCGGCGCACCCTGGAGCTGTACACCGGCATCGACCTGTCGGCGATCGAAGCTGATGCGACTACCGGCGAAATCCAGTACAACAACCCGACCTCGCCCGAGACCCGATACAACCGGCTCATCTTCGGCATGGTGGATGGTGCCGGCGCGGACGCGATCTACATCCTGAAGGTTCTGCCGCGCGCCACCGTCACCGAGATCGGTGAGCAGTCCTGGTCGCAGGAATCGGCGCTGACCTACAACTTCACCGTCAAGGCGAAGATCGACCCCGTTCTCGGCTACAGCATGAAGAACGTCATCTGCGGCCCCGGCGTCAGCGCGTTGCTCGCGGGCATGGGCTTCACCGCCACCGCTGCGGTTCCGACGATCGCTTCGCGCGCTCCTGGCGGCAACCTCGCGACCGCTGGCGGCGAGCAGCTGATCCTGACCGGCCAGCACTTCACCGGCACCACCGCCGTCACTGTCGGTGGCACCGCGGCAGCCGATTTCCAGGTCGGCAACGACACCACTCTCGCGTTCATCACCCCCGCCAAGACCGCTGGCAGCCACAACATCGTGGTCACCAACGCGACCGGCCCCAGCGCTGGTTTCGCGGTCACCTACGCCTGATCAGGCGTCTAGTCGTCGTCCCCGTGCGTGTTTCCTGGCCGCGCACGGGGACGGCCCCTTCCCGAATCTTCCGCCAGGTCGAGCCAGGAGACCCCTATGGCTTTCACCCCCATCCGCATGGTCAGCAAAGACGGCCGCGAATGCCTCGTCGGCTCCGCGATCGAGCGCGAACAGCTCCGCGCCAAGGGCTACAAGCCGGTGCCCGAGTCGCAGCCGGAACCGAAGCGCACCCCCGCGCCGGCGCCCACCAAGAAGACCGACACCAAGTAACCCGTTTCCGTCAGGAGGAACACAATGGCCGCTGCGCCACGTACCAAGGCCGTCGAGAAGACCGAAGTGAAGTCGCGTTGGGCGACGATGCGGGACCAGGCGCGTGCCAAGCACAAGCCGCTGCCGCCGTACGAGTTCGACGGCACCGAACCGCCCACCCCGATCACCGCTCCCGACAGCGTCGAGCGCGCGACAGCCCTTGCTGCGTTGATCGACCAGGAAGGCAACTTCGACCCGCACAACCTGCGGGCTCTGTTCGAAACCGTCTGCGGTCCCGCGTTCCCGGCGGTGTGGTCGGTCGTCAAGGACGAACCCGCCGAAGTGCTGTTCCCGCTGATCAACGACATCAACGACCACTTCCAGTCCGTTCCCGGCGAGGACGGCGCTGATCTGCCGGGGGGCGCCTAGCCCTCGTACTCCTCATCGAGGACTACGGGGTACAGATCGAAGACGACCTGTTGAACTACTGCCACGGGTGGGACCTGCTGGATTTCTTCCGCGGCAAACACCCCTGGCAGCAGTTGTATCGGATCTTGGCGAATCGGCTCCCGCCCGAGAGTAGCTATCACGCGGCTCTCGCAATGAACCCCGAGATCGGCTGGGAACGAGCGCAACAGAAGCGACCCGAACCGGGGGAGCTGCCCCCTCCGACGCCGAAGGGCTACTCGCTGGAAGTCCTTCTGATGCTGAAACTCATCGACTACGTCAAAGAATTGATCCGGGTCATGCCAGCGGTTTTCAGCGGCAAACTTCCACCCCCGATCAAACCCGAACCGCGGCCGATGACGGCCGAAGACCTGTTCCGGGACCTCCAAGAAACCCAGAACGTGCACGAAGCCGTGGACAACATCCTGGGGCGCAAAACCTAAAGGCGGTGCCGCATGGCTAATTGGCCTGCCTACTCGTCCGGCTCGGCTCGGCTGACCCTCCGCCCTCAGCTGGCGAACAACTTCCGTACGCAGGTCAAGACTCTCATTCGGCCGATCAACGAGTCGCTGAAGGTCACCGTCGAACCGAAGCTCGCCAACGGTTTCCGCACGAATCTGCGGAACATGGTGCGCACAGCATCAGCGGGCATCAACGCTGAGGTCGGCATCAAGGTCAACACGACCGGCCTGCGGACCCGTGTCCGCGAAGCCGTCAAGGGTATGCCGGACGTCAAGGTCAACGTCAATGTCGACCTTGCCCGCGCCACACGGCAGATGGAGGCGTTCCGCGCATCACAGGCCGCGGTCCCGCTGACTTTGAATGCGAACGTCGACACCGCGGCAGCGATGTCGCAGTTGCTGGCGCTCCGCAGCCTGGCGAGCGACGTCAACAACCGGGTCGGCAGTCTCGGCGCTGGCAGTTTGGCGCGTTCGACGCGTCGTCTGCGCGGCAACATCTTCACCCGTCCTGTGCGAGCCATCCGGTTGCAGGTCGAAATCGACCGCGCCAGCGTCGCCCGTGCTGAGGCAGAAGTGGCGAACATCGCGGGCCGCCTGTCGGTGGCGCGTCGCCAGCAATCCGACGCCGTCGACCGGGTGACATTGGCGGAGCAGCGGCATGCCGAAGTGATGGCGCGCTCCAACGCGACCGACTCCCAGCGCACCGCCGCCACACAGCGCCTCGTCCGCGCCCGTCGCGAACTGGCAGACGCTACTGGACGTGTGACCGGCCTCATGGGGCAGGAAGCCGACGCAGACGACCGCCTCACGCGCGCCCGCCGCGCACAGAACTCGCTGACCGGGCTCTTGGGCGCCGGACTGCGGGGGCTCGGTGGCGCGCTCGCCGACGCCGGCCGCAACATGCTGTCGTTCCACAACCTGACCAGCATCGCGTTCGTCGGACTGGCGGCACTGGCGGCGGTGTCGCTGGTCCCACTGATCGGGCAACTCGCGCAAGCCGCTGGAGTCATCGGGTTGCTGCCCGCAGGGTTGGCTGCCGCCGTCAGCGTGTTCGCTGTCGCCAAGATCGGCTTGTCCGGCGTCGGAGACGCGATCAAAGCCGCCGGCAAGGCATCCGACTCGGCCAGCAAGGACGCTAAGGAGCACGCGAAAGCAGTTGCTTCGGCGCAGAAACAGCAGGCGGCGGCGGCTCGCGGTGTGGTGGATGCGCAGCGGGGCATCACCTCGGCTGAACGTGGTGTCCGCAACGCACAGCGCGAATCGCTGGATGCGCAGAAGGCGTTGAACCGGGCGCGCAAAGACGCGCAGAAGAACATCGACGACCTCAACCGGGCGCTCGGTCGCACTGCTCTCTCCGAGGAAGGCGCGGCGCTCGCGGTCGCCGAAGCGCAACGCGAACTGTTCCGTGTCTACTCGGACCCCAACTCGGATGCTATCGACCGCGCCAACGCGCAACACCGCGTCAAGGAAGCGTTGGTCGACCAGCAGGACGTGCTGCGGGAGAACCGGGAACTCGCCGAGAAGGCCAACGAAGCCAACGCCCTCGGTGTCGAGGGCGCCGACCAGGTTGTAGACGCGAAGGACCGTATCGCTCGCGCCGCTGAAGGCGAAGTCGACGCACAGCAGAACCTTGAGGACGCGTACGTGCGTCTCACGGACGCTCAAGCCGCGCTCGCCGAAGCCCAAAAGGGCGTCACCGACGCGATGAATGACAGCTCGGCCGCGGCTGAAGCTTTCGATCGGGCGATGGCGAAACTGTCGCCGAACGCGCAAGACTTCGTGCGGCAAATCCTCGGGTTGAAGCCTGCGTTCACCGACCTGAAGAACCTGGTTCAGGACAACTTCTTCGACAAGCTCGGCGACTCGGTAGTCAACCTCGCCAACCACTGGATCCCCACCCTCAAAAGCGGGCTCGGCGGGATCGCCACCGAAATCAACCAGGGGTTGCGCCGCGCTATCGCCGACCTCGACACCGACGCCTCACGGCTGAAGGTGCAGCACATCTTTGAGAACGTCAAGGCGTCGATCGGTCCAGTAGTTGACGGTATCAACAACATTGTCCAAGGCATGCTGTCGCTTTCGCAGGTGGGTTCCGACTTCCTGCCTGGACTCGGTAGTGGCTTCCTCGACTTTACACGCCGATTCCGCGAGTGGGCCGAAAGCGACGAGGGCAAAACCAGATTCGGCGACTTCCTTCAAGAGTCGCTGGATACTTTCGGGCAGATCGTTGCTGTCGTCGGCAAGCTCGCCAAGCTTTTCGGCAACGTCTTCCAAGGTGCCGACGAAACCGGCGAAGGCTGGCTGACGTCAATCGGCAAGACTCTGGACAAATGGAACGCCTTTCTCAGTTCCGAGGAAGGGCAGCAACGTCTTAAGAAGTTCTTTAAGGATGTCCGCGACACCGTAAACGACATAAGTACCGCCCTCGATAAAGCCATCAGGTTCATGGAGAAACTTGATGTCTGGGTGAACCGTATCGGTGGTTGGAAGAACGTCAACGACACGATCGCCAACCCTCTGCCGAAAATCGCTGAAGTCACCGGCCTCGACGACCAGATCAAGCAGGCGAAAGACGCCTGGAACTCGTGGACAACCGATGTCGACGAGAAGGCTGGCAAGCTGGTCGGTTGGTTCTATGAGATCGGCACAAGCCTCGACGGCATCGGCCCGAAGGCGATCTCCAGCCTGACCGAAAAGGCGGGCGGCGCGCTGTCGGGGTTGCGAGACAGCCTGCCCAGTGTCACCGACGCCATCAGCAACTTCGCCACCGACAACGGCACAAAGTGGGGCTCGGTCGGCGACATCGTCACCTCCACAATCGACCGGGTCGTCGGCGACAACGGGTTCGAGAAGCTGAAAACCGCGCTGAGCGAACTGCCCAGCTTCTTCGCTCAGATCGTCGTGGGGATCGGCTCCAGCTGGAGCGGCGTCGTCTCCGCCCTGCAAGGCCCCATCAACTCGGTGATCGACGTTATCAACGGGTTCGGCAACATCTGGAACAAGGTCGCCGACAAACTGGGGCTCCCGAAATGGGACACCGTCGACCACGTCGGCGTCACCGGCAACAGTGGCGAGTTCGCCAAACCACTGATAGGTGCCCGATGGATGGGTGGCCCCGGTGGTCCCGTGCGCGGACCGGGCGGCTCGCGCGACGACAAGGCTGGCCTGTACCGGCTGTCCGACGACGAGCATGTGTGGACCGCAGATGAGGTCCGTGCGGCTGGCGGGCATGAAGCCATGTACGCGATGCGCCGCGCTGTCCTGGATGGCGGCGGTAAGCAGTCCCGCGGGACCGGGTTCCGTGATGGCGGCGGCATCATCTCCACGTCCGATCCGCTCGACCCGATCCAAGCGCAGCTGTGGAGTCTCGTCAGCGAGGCGTTCCCGAACGCGGTCCTGACCAGCGCGAAGCGGTTCCGTGAGGTCGGCAGCGGATTCGACTACCACATGCAGGGCAAGGCGATCGACCTCGGCGGCCCGATGCCGGAGATCGCCCGCTGGATCTACAACACCTACCCGCAGTCCACGGAACTCATCCACTGGCCGCTGGCGGGCTGGCAAAACCTCAAGAACGGGGCGCCACTCGACTACGGGCCAGCCACGAATGCCGCCCACACTGACCATGTTCACTGGGCGGCAGCGAACTTCCTCGGCAACCTGTCCGACGAAGAGAAGCAGGGGCTGCTCGACCGGGTCCGGTCGGGACTCGGCGGCGTAGTCGGCCGCGGGCGTGATTTCGCTATCGAGAATTTGTTGGCGAAGCCGTTGCGGGCGTTGGCCGGTCAGGTCCCGGACTTCCCTGGTTTGGGGCAGTTCGGTCAGATCCCGAAGGCGTTTGTCCGGAAGCTGGCGGATGAGGCTATCGGCTGGGTGACGCGCAGTCTCGGTGGATCCGGTGGCGGCGGCCCGGTCGACTACGACCCGACCGGCGGCGGCGAACAGTGGCGTGACCTCGCTATCAAGGCGATGCGTCGCGTCGGATTCAACGCTGATGACCCGAATCAGGTCAACGCGATGCTCGCGCAGATCATGTCGGAATCCGGTGGTAATCCCGGTATCGCGCAACAGATCGTCGACGTCAACGGCACCGGCGAACAAGCCGGTGTCGGTTTGTTGCAGATCATCCCCGGAACTTATGCCGCGCATAGGGATCCGGAGTTGCCGAACGACCGCCGCGACCCGTACTCGAACATGGTCGCAGCTCTCAGGTATTACAAGAGCCGTTACGGCATGGACCTCACCACCATGTGGGGCCACGGCCACGGCTACGACCAAGGCGGCATCCTCAAAGACAAGCACTGGGGATTCAACCTGTCCGGGCTGCCTGAAGCGGTTCTCACGAACCCGCAATGGAAGATGTTCGAGCAGTTCATCAACCAAATGCCGGGCTTCAACAACCAGCTCCAGGCGCTGCCACAGCCGCTCAACGGCGGCACCGACGCGCAAGGCAACCCTGGCACGTTCGGTGTCCCGCGAGAGCCCGGTGTCGACACATTCGAGATGGTCGGCAAGAAGGGTCTTGACCGGCTGGGTGGGGCGCTGTCGACAGGCTTCAACGACCTGGTGGACAGCACGCTCAGCCCGCTCGGTCTGCCGGATCCACGGTCGCTGATCCCGTCGGAAGTCCTCCAGTACGGGCAAACACTGGATGCGTGGCAGCGTGCCCGCGCAGCGTCCGCGCAAGCATCGCAAGCGCTCGCACAGTCCGGGTATCAAGCCGCGACAGTGTCGCCGGTCGGGACCGCGGACGTAGTCACCACCCAGTCAGCCAACGGCGGTGGAACCCAAATGGCGTCCTACGACTACTCGACACACATCACCGTGCAAACCGCGGACACCGCTGACGCGTTCCGGCGTGCACAGCAGCTCGCCGACCTCCGCGCAATTCAGCACACTGGCACTGCAAGGGGTTAACTGTTGATGCGGGAATCTGCCCGCGTCGAAATCTTCGGAGTCGATGGCTCGCACGCCGTGATCAATGGTGCGGGTGTGTCGGAGAAACTTTTCTTGTCGACAGACATCAAAGGGATCTACGACGCACCCGTCCAAACACGGCGAAAGTCGAGTGCGTTCCAGCGGGGTTCGACGTATCTGGGCAAGACGTACAAAGAGCGGCGCATTACCTTCGGTGTCGAGATCAAGGGTGACACTCCAGAGGAGTGGCAAGATCTCCAGGACCGCTGGAATGCGATGTGGGATTACGAGGCGGATCAGTGGGATCCAGACTCGACGCTCACAAAAATGTCGATCACCTACCCTACCTCGGGCACCCGCAGTTTGTGGCTGGCGAAAGACGACACGGTCGAGTTCGAGTCGAAACACGACCCTCATGTCACTCGGTCTTCGAAGGTGCCGATGGCGGTCATCGCCGACCAACCGTTCTTCTTCGAAGACAAATGGGAGAACACGCCATTCGATTACTTCGAAACCGGCGCTACGGGTACGTCGGAGGGGTTCGTAACCATCTCAAACCCGTGCGACATCCCCATGCGACTGCAATGGGTGGTCACACGCGGTAAATGGACTCTGCCGGACTTCTCCTGGACGGGAAAGAAACACCACCGTGTTCCTGGCGGCAAGTATCCGAATCGGAAAATCACCCTGCCAACGCTCGGCGATGTTGAGGGCGGCGCCCGAATCACCCTGTACCGGGACAAGCTCCAAGTAAGGGACTTCGCAGGCACAAATCTTGCCGCGCGAATGAACGGCATCTCGTTCGAGCATGTCGTCCCGCCGAAGACCCCGGAAACCAACCTGCCTGTGAAGGTCGAAGGCGCTCCTGTGGGCGGCGGCCGGGTCGAAGTGTACTGCCAGCGGCGCTGGAGTCACGCATGGGAGGGCCGATGACAGACCTCTCAACCCTCTCGCTGAAAGAACAGTGCGAGGAAATCTGGAAAGCGACCCTCGCCGCTGAGGAAGAAGACCGCAGGGCTCGCCTAGTACCGCCGAAGATCCGAATCTGGACCGGCGACTGGAATTTGGTCGACACTCTCGACACCGAGTATTCAGCATCGTTTACGTGGCTCGATAACGAGGTGGGTCCGGGACTTACTGAGATCCCTCTCGACGATCCGCTTGCTAAATGGATCTGGCAGGTTGCGCCGCGTGTAGCGCGCGGCGAGAAACTGCACGTCTTCATCACCGTCGATAAAGACGGTGCCCGCTGGTCCGGCCGTTTGCACGACCACACCGTTGAAAAAAGAGAAGACGGCACCTGGGTATTGGTTGTGCGGTGGCTGCATGACATGTCCACGCTGGAACACTATCTCGTATGGTGTAATAGTTTCCTCCCCGCTTTCGTGCAATTTCCGCGCGTTTTCTTCCTGGCCGGTCCCTCAATTTGGGGCCTGAAAACAGCCCTATTTCTGCAAATTATGCGGGAAAACGCGACCAGCAATTTCGCGCTCCCGGATGACCCGCAAGACCAAAGTTCGGCACCGGCAACGATGATGTCGAATTGGCCCGTCGCGATCAAACCGACGACGTTCATGGATGACCTGAACGCGGGCACGATCTGGTCTGTCCCCAACTCGCGTTTCAAACGCTGGGTGGACATGGCGAAAGACATCCTGGAAGACGCCCAACTATCTATCCAGGTACGTCGATTCATTGCGGGCGAGGACGAGCAGCCCATCGAGGGGCAAACCCTCCGGAATGGCTGCCTTGTCGTCGACATCGTCGACAAATCCGGGTACTACACCGACACCAGCAATGGCGGTGACCCGTTCCTCGGTTTGCGGCGCACGTTCGCTCAGTTCGCCGAGGACTTCGTCGACGCATTCGAGGAAGACGTTGTCTCGCCTACCGTCCCGGACTCGTACATGGTTCCGGGGCTGCGGCTCACAGACAAAACCTGCCCCTACGTGATCTACCTTGAAGGCGAAGAAACTGGTATCGAATCCAGTAAATTCACCTTCACCCCCTCGACCGCGCGACAAATCGTAGCCGGAGGGCACTCGTTCCCATTCGTGAACGAGTTGATATCCGCAGCGATCCAATGCGTCTCGGGGGATACCGTCATCGACGGACCTGACGGCGGAGAACGTATCGACGTCCTCGCCAAGCGTGGCGGGCCGTTCCGGATCTGGTCGGTTACACCTTCAGGCGAACGAGTTGCTGCTACGGCGCAGTTTGCGTTCAAGAAGGGGCGTGCCGAGCTATTCAGGTACACCCTCGCAAATGGATGCGCTCTTACAGCGACCGCAAGGCATCGCTGGTTGACGCGTGACGGTTGGACATATGCTGGCGATGCGCCGATAGGGACCGAGGTCGCTTCTGCGGATCTCGCGTCGCGCGAGTCTGTCAACGAGCAGCCATCCGAAGACATTCCGGACGAGGCATGGATCGGAGTCGAGGACGGGAACGCTGTTTCCTATTCTCGGCTTATCTCCGTTGAATCAGTAGGCGTCCGGGACTTTTACGACATGCGGGTGCCCGGTTGGGTCAACTATTCGGCCGAGAGAATTTTTTCGCATAATACAGCAGGCGATCTCCTGGCCGCTGCGATCGTTATCCCGCCTATCGGCGGCGCCTTGGATGCGGTCGCCCAAATTTTCTACTGGGACACAATCGCCGCCTGGGCCAGCATCGAGAGCACCAGCCGAAAAACCAACGGCGGCTGGGCTGCACCGTTCGAAGTATTGGCGTCCGGTTCAGACCGGGCATACACACTCGAAATGCTGCTGTCGATCCGCAAATCGCTGCACGAGACACGGTCGTGGTTCTCGCATGAAATCAACATCCGTGACGGCGCACCGTGGTTCATCGGCGACAACGGTAAAGGTCACTTCTTCATCGGTGACCGGATCGGCGCCCAGGTCATCGGCACGCAGGTGGTCGGCAACGGCCCAACAGTCCTGTACGTCGACGACCACACGATCTACGTCGACCGCGTCCGCGAACTCACCCTCGCCTGGGACCGCGAGTCCCCACCCGAATGGGTGCCCGTGATCGGCGAGAAGGAAAAGAACAAAGACCGCGGCCAACGCGCGCTTGCGCAGATCGCTGAACTCGGATCGCTGGTGCAGCAACTCGCTGTCCACGGCCGCTAAGCCAGGAGAACAGGTGTCGAAGAAGTCCTCGCGTGTCCCGCAGGTAGACACGTCGCCGTGGCTGAAACCAGGCGAATTCCCCACACAGGAGCGTTGCAACCCCAACTGCCGCGAAGAGGCATTCCTGTGGATGTACTCGGGGCTGCCCGGAATGAACGGGGCACCGCTGCCCTTCCCGATCGAATACCTGAAGGAAGTGTCCGGGCGTCAATGGGACTGCGGCGCACGCCCTCCGGGTTCGGTGATACCCGCGAAGCAGGTCATCAAGTATCAGCAGCCGCGGAATACCGACCCGCACTGGCTGACGAGCCCTGGGGTGTGGGAGCCGATCGACGCCCCGGACCGCAGCAAGTTCGACATTAAAGAGTTCGTCGAGTCGCTGCCGCAGGACACTCGCCGACAGTTGGCTGAAGCTCTCGGGTTCGGCCCGGACGTGACTCCGTCGAACTCGCAGATCGTAGACGGGATCACAGGGGAGGGGCGTCCGCTGAAGACGGGGCCGGTCACGAGTGATGGCGCGTCTGTAAGCAACGTCCCTGTCCGCGATCCGGGCTGGAACCCCTGCCTACACACCGTCGACGAGGTTCTGGAGTACCTGGAAGCCGTCGACGAGGCAGAGCGCGAACGAGTGCTGATGGTCGAACGCCACCTCTCCCGCAAGCCGCGCAAGACCATTCTTTCCAAGTACCCGGAGGTGGGTGCCTGATGGCTCCGCAGTACACAGAAGTCAATCGGCTGGGCGGGTCTCGCTCGAACCGGTGGGGGGCGCGCGTCGTCAACTTCCTGCTGCACACGCAGGAAGGCAACGGCACCGCAGAATCGCTCGCCGCCTACCTGAACAACTCGGCCAACGGCGTCTCCTATCACTACACGTTGCGGGACGGCGTGCTCGTGGATGTGGTCGACACCGACTACGCGAGTTGGAGCGTCCTGGACGCGAACAGCTACACCATCAACCTGTGTTTCGCCGGCTCGCGGTCCTCGTTCTCCCGCGCACAGTGGCTGGAGCGGGACAACGACCTTCGGATCGCCGCCTACCTCGCGGTGCAGGACGCCCACAAGTACGGGTTCTCCACCGACGTCATCGTCCCGGACTACTGGCGTGCCGAGGGCATCTCCGACCACAAATACGTCACCGAATGCTTGGGCATTGGCGACCACACGGACGTCGGCTGGAACTTCCCCTGGGACGTGTTCGCCGCCTATGTGCGCGAATACGACGGCGGCGAATTGGCGGCCCCGGTCGTCAACATGATCGACCAGGAAGCCGCACGCGCGACGTGGCTGGGCAAACGGCTGCATGACGGCGAAATCCCAACCCCCGATGGCGAGGGCCGACGCGCCGAATTCGAGCACGGGCACATCTACTGGCATCCGCGCACGGGCGCACACGCAATCCCCACCAACGTGTTTGAGGCTTACGCCGAACGCGGTTGGGAAGCAGGTCCACTCGGCTACCCGGTGGGAGACCACACCGTGCTGAATGGCGCAGATGGCAAGCCCGTGGGCGACGTCCAGGGCTTCGAAGGCGGCGCCATCTACCGGCGTTACGGGCAGCCGGGCGCATGGGTGCATGGCGAGATCCGCAACCGCTGGAACCGCTCGGGCTACGAAGGCGGGCCGTACGGGTGGCCGATTTCCGATGAGGTCCCGTTCGATACCGGCTCCTATCAGGAGTTCGAACACGGGCGCATCTTCTGGACCCCGAAGCAGACTCTCGGCACGTTGACCGTCGACGGCGCCGACACTCCTGTGCCTGACGCACAGGGCTAACCCTCAAATAGGAGCGTTCCTATGACTTTTGATTCCATCCGCGACGTCACCGCTGTAGTGCGTGGCCGCATCTACGCCGCGCTCGTACCGTTGCAGACCGCGCTTGTCGCGTTCGGCGTGCTCAGCGGCGAGTCCGCCGCAGTGTGGGTCGCCGCCATCGCTGCCGCTTTGGGCTTCGGCCTCGCTGGCGCGAACAGCACCGCGACGTGGCGGACCTGGCTGTACAACCTTCTGATCCCCGCGCAGGCCGTCCTCGTTTACTACGGGGTTTTTGCGGAGAACCAGGCCGCGACCCTGACCACGCTGGTGGTGTCACTGCTCGGCCTCGGTGTCGCCGCGGCGAAGACTCCAACTGACGACTGATCTGGTTGGGGCCGACCACGTCACGGGTCGGCCCCGCTCGGAGGTCGTGACATGGAGAAGTTTCTACTGCACAGACGTGAGCCGTTCGAGCTGGTGTTCCTGCTCCTGCTTATCGTCAGTGGAATCACACAGCTGGTTACGCGTGCTGTTCCAGGATCCATTGCGGCGTTGATGCCGTCGTGGCTGCATGTGGCTTGGCTGGGGTTGATGACCTTTGGGGCGATTGTCGCGTTGTGGGGCATTGTCATCAAGAACACGATCAACGGCTTGTTCGTCGAGTCGGTCGGTTTGGTGACTGCTGCGATGTCGCTGGTGCTGTATGGGTGCGCGCAACTAATTTTCGGTGGCTTGAATGCGGTCCTCCCCGCGTCTCTCACGTTTGCCGTGGTGGTGGCTTTCGCGTTCCGGTGGAAAGAACTTCGCCGTGTGATTCGAAAGCTACCAAGGCGGTGAGATGAGCGCGCAACAACTTTTCGAAATGCTGGTGCTGCTGACTGGTTCCAGTGCGGCAACGGCAATCATCAATGGGGTGATGGGGCGGCGGAAGGTCAAGATCGACGCGACGGCTGCCTTGTCTGAGGTTTCTATCAAGCAGGTCGAGGCCATGCAGCAGGATCTTGCTGAGGCGAAGAACGAGCTGCGGCAGTTCAAGTCGGCACTGTATGAGCATCAGCGGTGGGACGCGATGGTGATCCAGCGGCTCAACCGGTTGGGGGACACCGATATCCCGAACCCGCCTGAACTGTGGGTTTAGCCGCGCAGTTTCGCGAGGAATACGCGTAGCCGGGACGGCTTCGACGGCGGTAGCCACCCTTGTTGGCGCGCGTAGTCGGTGGGGGAGGTTCGCCGGTCGTGATGCCGCTCCAACCAGGCGATCAGTTCATCGTATTGGCGGGGGAGCGTGAAACCGACGCTTTGACCGCTTAGCCGGTTCCAAATCATGACCTCGTCGGCGTCCGGGGGGTCGTCCTCTGCCATACCCACATCGTACGTGGCTCACCTGCTGTGCGTGTTCCACCTGGTCAAACCGAAATATTGGGGGTGATGTCTGGTGACTGCCCCTAATCAGCCCACACCTAATGGGTCACAGGTACCGGGCACGTTCGCGGCGTTGCAGAACGCTACCGCGGAGGACACGCAGACCGCTTTGACGCAGGGCGTGAGGGTGTCCTACGAGTCGGCGCAGAACACTCACACGACGAATGTCGTCCAGCGGATTGACGGAAACTATGCGCTGGCGCTGGAAGCGCACGGCTCAGCTGACTCGGCGGTGACGACGGCGCAGGCGGCAGCGAATGCTGCTGCCAACGCCGAAGACCTCGCCGACAAGGCGTACGAGAACGCGTCTTTCTGGATCATCGAGTGCGTCGTTGCGTCCGCTGGCGTCGTGTTGGGCGTCAATGAGCTTCTGCTTGGCCCGGTTCTGAACGTGCCGGACGACCAAGAGGCGATTCTCACCGACATCCATATCGCGCTGTTGACGCAACCGAATGGGATGACTGTGGAGACCCGCAAATGGAACGCCACAGGCACGGCGTGGACCACGGTCACCTCAACAGTGATGGGCGCTAATGAGACGCGCCGAAACGTTCCGCTGCTGTCGGAACCAGTTCTGGACAAAGAGCGCTTCTATTACTCGGTCACATCGGTGACTGGGTCGATCGCGCCTCAAGTATTGCAAATAGCGGTTGCGGGTGTGTTCATCCCCGCTGGAGGGTGACGTGAGGGTATTCGAATGCATTGCTGCGGGTGGGACTTACGTCTCTACCCCCGTTATCCAGGCGAATCGTGACGCATTGTGGTGTGCCGCCTTTCAAGTCGACTCGCTCGACGGATTGTTCGATATGACCCCGGCAGACCACGCCATACCGGTTTTTGACGCAGCTATCGCACGCTTCAACGATGCCCCGGAGTCTCTGCGGCCCCTTGTTGCCGCCGACGACCCGATCGGATTGCGCGGAAACCGGAAAGCGCTCATCGGCATTCGCACGTTCCTCGCGCACAACGGAGGCACTATTTCCGGCGCTGTCGAACAAGAGGAGGTAATGCAGTGACGCAAATCTTCGAGCAAGTGTCCAGCACTGGCACCTACGTTCAGGTCGTGGCCGTTCAGGAGCCGTATAACGGTAACTTGTATCGCGCTGCTTTCGGTGTATCAACGTTGGACGGAATGTTCGATATGACGGCCGCCGCTGACGCGCTGCCGATTCTTGACGCTGCTATCGCGGTGATGGATGCGAACAAGGCGACCTGGAAATACACCTACACGGACCCGGCGGACCCCTCGCCGGTCGGCGTGAAATACAACCGCATGCGGAATGTTATCGCAGGCATGCGGAATTTCGCTGCAACGCAGGGCGGCACAGTAAACGGGGCTTTCACTGACCCTGCAAGCCCATGAGCTTTCTGATTCGACGCAATCTGCCACTGGCTTGGGCTGGATGGTATGACAGTTTTGATCGCGCCATCGAAAACCCTGTAAAGCGTCCATGGGTGCATCTTGGAGACGGCACCGTCGCTGACATCAATAGCCTGCATGAACTGCATATCCCGCAGAACTTCGGCACCGTGAACGGCGGCGGCGAATCTTACGAGTTCCAGCCATTCACACCGAACTGGGGCCTCGAATACGAGGTGTGGTTCCCTGTCGAGGGCTTGGCCGCGCAATCACTCGCTGTCTACTTCACGGACTCCTGGTCGAAGATCGGCGGCACATTCCTCAACTGCGTCGGCATCCGACTGATGCACGCCCCAGCCATCGGCGGAGACCTGATTCAGTACGTCGAGTTCGAGAACGTCATGACCGTCACCGGAACTCCTTTCGCCTGGTCTAGCCCGGTCGGCTACTTCGGTAACAGCATCACCCTCAAACTGTGGATCGAAAACGATGAATGGGTCAGAGTTTGGCTCAACAACATCTATGTCGGAAGCAAAATGATCAGCCCCACGTTCAAGCTCGGGCCTGGTCGTCGATGCGTACGGTTTCTCAACGGTGCGTTGTGTGATGCCTGGATTCGTTGGATCGACCACTATGACCGCACCAGTTCTATACCACCGAAAACGGTGTGGACGTCCATCTTTTACGACGACTTCAACCGCTCTGACGGTGTTGTCGACAACGGGTGGACACAGATCGGGACAGACGCCGCGATCCAAAACAACTCGTGGTCGACCACAGGCACGACCGACGGTTCCCGGGGCCTCATCCGCGACACCGGAATCACTGGCGGGAAAGTGCGCGTGGAGGCGACTGTTGGCGGCAATATCGGCCCCAACGGGAACGCGGACTCAAGCCTGGTTCTCTGCTCCAATGCGGCAGGAACACAGGGGCTGTCGGCGAACATTTTCAGCAACAAAGTATATCTCAGTCGCTTCTCGTCGGCCCTGTCGGGCAACCCGCCTACTTTCACGGATTTCGACTCCGTGACCAGCGGTGTCACCGTCACCAGCGGCGATGTGCTGGCGTTCTCCGTTCACGACGGAATCGGGTGGCTCGAAAAAAACGGCACCCCCATCTTGTATGCCGGGAACATTCACGGCGTCGTCCCCGCCACCAACTCATATGCGGGCCTTCGAGTAGAACGCGCCTCGTCGAACAACTCCAACAGTTGGAACGACGTCCGCATCTATTCCGGCATCTAACACCCATCAGGGGGTTTCATGGCAATCGGTAATAGGCCGGTCGTCGAAACGCTTGTGCTCGTCACCGGGCAGGACTTCGTTCACGACATCTACCCACTGCCCGGTGAAGAGATCCCGTCGGAAACCAGCGCGGAAATCATCTTCTACGACATGGCGGGCGATGTCCTCGGCACATGGACGGCGACAGTGTCGTCCTCATCGATCTCGTGGAATGTGTCGTACGCGTTGGCGGACACCATTTCCATTCCGGCTCGTTTCCGGCTCTACGTCCATTACTCGGACGGCAAAGATTTCTGCTGGTATCAGGGCTCAGTGGCCCGCGAAGGATAACGCACAATGGCTCTACCAAATGCAACCAAGCAGGCCGCCGCTGACGGTGTCAAAGGCGTTTCTACGGCCCCGTGGGTTTCTCTGCATACCGCGGACCCCGGCACCACTGGCGCTAATGAGGCGACCGGCGCTCCGTATGCGCGGGTGCAGGCCACGTGGGTGTCGGGTACTACTGGTGTGCTGACCGCCGCGTTGGTGGCTGTCCCCGCACCGGCCGGAACCTACACGCACGGCGGACTGTGGACCGCCAGCTCGGGCGGCACGTTCATCGGCGGCAACGCTTTGAGCCCGTCTGTGACGTTGGGCGGCACGGGCAGCATCAACATCACCCCCAGCTACACGCAGAGCTGACCATGGGGTTGCCTCGCCGATCATGGGCGCGGGCACCGCTTCCCGGCGCATCACGCGCGACCGCGTCACTTCCGCAAGGCACAGGGGCGCGTGTGCCCGACACCCTCGTGTACACGCCACCGCCGCACAGGCATCTGGTTGTGACCGGAGCTGGCGCGATCGGGCTCGCTGCGGCACCGGCCACGGATCTACCTGTGACCGGCTCGGGTGCGGTCGCGTTCGACGCGACGTCCGCGAACGCCGCTCTGGCGCTGACGTCGGAGGCGTTCCTTCAGTTCGGGTATGAAGCTGAACTGCGGACGGTGGGGTCGGGAACGATGGGGTTCACAACCGCCCCGACGGTCACCGCCGATGTCACCGGGACGGGAACACTGGCTCTGCCCGCTGCGCCTGCGTCGCCGCTGGCTCTGACCGGGTCTGGCGCGCTGGCAATGGCGGCTGCACCTGCACCGGGCTTGGCTGTCGCGGGCACTGGAACGTTCGGCTTCGTTGCGGCGCCGTCGTTCTCGCCGATGGGCATGGACAAGTCCGGAACAGGCTCGCTGACCGCCAACACCACGGCACTGATCACCGGCTGGGTGGCGCGTTCGGGCTACCCGAACACGGTCATCACCAGCAACGCGCTGGTGTCGGACGGCCCGTCGAGCGTCACGGTGCAGTGCAAGGTCACCTTGACTGGCGCCTGGAGCAATTCGACGGCGTTGACGCTGCGGGTGCTGAAGAACGGCACGCAGATCGGGACAGCGTCTATCCCGTTCAACGGGACATCGGCGACGTTTTCACCGATCTCTACGAGCCTCGCGCCTGGCGACACGATCAGCCTCCAATACACGACCCCGTTCGGGGCGAGCGGCACCGTCGCGGCTGGCTCGACCAGCACATACCTGTATTACGACGCCGCCTAACCACCCCCTGGGAGGGGAATAGTGACGACGCCTCTTTTCGATCCACCACCCCTGTACGTCCTTCCGGTGTCGTGGCATGGCGATCTGGTTGTCGACTTCGAAAATGTCGACCCAGACAGCGCTGACCCAGAGAACCCGACCCCGCTGGACTATGACGCGGGCGTGACGGCGTACCTGGACATCAAGACCACACCGGTGCAGAGATTCACGGCCACAATCACCGACTCCCATGCCGTTGTGCGGGTGGAGTCGGATGCCGCCGACGAGCTGCGCGACCACACCAAGTGGGCGTTCATCCTGTCGTATCCCGGCACACCCTCGACTGAGGTTGTGGTGGTCAACGGCACCATCCAACGCTACGACGGCAAGGCGGTCGAATAGTGCCCGCCGTCACGATCCGCGTATCCACCACCAAAACCGCCATCAGGCCGAGCGACGGCGCCCGCGTCGTCCTCGTCCCAACTCCGGGACCGCCCGGCCCCGCGGGGGAGATCGCTCCAGAGGACATGGAGCAGATCGCCGATGACGCAGCCGATCAAGTGCTCGCCGATCTCGAACCGCCCGTAACTCTCACTCTGCTGTTCGAAAACGGCCTGGCATAAGGACCACTGAATGTCCCTCGTTACTCAAGTCTCCGACCTCGCGACTCGCATAGCCACCGAAATCAAGACGGTCCGCACTGAGGTCGCAACCAAGACGGGCAACCTCGCCTCACTGACGACCACCGACAAGACCAACCTTGTTGCCGCGATCAACGAAGTTCAGTCCGAGGTCGGCGGCGGTGGTGCCACGAACCTCGCGGCCACACTGTCTTCGACCCAGACCGTCATCACCTCCGACACGGGCACTGACGCCACGATCCCCGCGGTTGATGGCACGAACGCCGGCGTGATGACGCCGACGATGAAGACGAAGCTGGACGGGATCGAGACCGCAGCGGATGTGACGGACGCGGCGAATGTCGGGTCCTCGATCCACGGTGTTTCGACGAAAGCGACCCCAGTTGCTGCGGACGCTGTCCCGCTGATCGACAGCGAAGCGTCGAATGTCCTGAAGAAGATCACGTACGCGAACCTGTCGGCCGCGGTGACTGCGCTGATTGTGGATTCGGCGCCGAGCACCCTGGACACCCTGAATGAGCTTGCTGCGGCGCTCGGTGATGACGCGAACTTCGCGACGACCGTCAGCACGGATCTCGGCAACCGGGTGCGTGTGGATACCGCCGCGCAGGGGCTGAACAGCACGCAGAAGGGCAATGCTCGCACGAACATCGACGTCTACTCGACAACCGATATCGGCAGCCCCACCACTGATTTCGTCGCGGTGTTCGAAGCTGGGCTGGTGTAGCCATGTCCCTCGCATCGCAAGTGAGCCTCCTCGCTGGAAGGATCGCGACCGAGTTCAACTCTGTTCGCACGACTTTGGCGACGAAGGCGAATACGAACGACGCGCGGTTCACAGATGCTCGCACGCCCGCAGCGAACACGGTCCCTTGTGACTTCGTTTTCGTGGCGATCAGTCCAGGCACTGTCCGGTCGACTACGGAAGATTGGACTGTCGGGCAGTATGTCGGCCGAGCGTTCACCTTGACGAAAGTGGTGTACCAGTTCGAAACAGCGGACAGCAGTGGTAGCACGTCAGCGGAAATCACGCGCAACGGTTCCCAAGTCGCCAGCTCCAACGTCACCGTGTCGGCCGCTAACCAGGTCGACGGCACCAGCACGGACGGGGCGCGCACCGCGAACCCGAACCAGTCTTTCGCAGTGGGCGACCGCATCAATCTGGCCTGCACAGCGATCGGCACTGGGCCAGGTAAAGGGTTGCGGGCCTACCTGTTCGGGACGTGGAACTGATGCACCTTTTGAAGAGTCCCAGGGATCTCTCGTATTGGTCTGACGACTTCAACCGCGCTGACGGCCCCCTGGACCTGACGATCTACGACTACTACACCGGCGGCTCGTACCTCAATATTCAGCCCAGGATTTTGAGCAACGCATGTAAAGCACCCGATCCGGGCACTGGCACAGTCCTCGGCAAGACGGCACCCAAGGTTCTGTTCCCCGGTTACAACCATCGTGTGGAGTTCACGCCGATCGAGGCCGCTAATGCGGTAGCCCAGTCGGGTCTGATTTGCCGCATGTCGAATGACGGCGCGAAGACGATGAACTTGAACATCGTAGACGCCTCCCACGCCGGTATTTCCAACTTCGATGGAGTGGTTCCGACCAACCGCACTTCGTATGACCGGACGTTGTGTGAAGTCGGTGACCGGTACGGATTCGAAGTGTACGGCAACGAATATGTCGCTTACCGGTTGCGTGCTGGCAAGCGACTGAACCTGACAGCCTACACCGATACCGGCTATACCCTGGTGCCGCAAGCCTCGCAGCGGTTCGGATTCTATGCGATTTCAGCGAACTCCAGCGGCACAAAATACTACGGCCCCGCCTTCGACAACTTCGAAGCATGGGACCTGCCCGACCGCGCGTCGGGAGATTTCATCGAATCCGGGTTGCAGAAGAACGGCTCTACCCAATCGTGGCCGACTTCGGCGACCTGGGTTGACCTGTCCGGTGTTGTCGCCCATTCGGGGTGTCCGGGATCCGTGATTGCCAGTAACGGGGTGACGGTACGCGGCAGTAAGGCGGCGGCGAACTTCTATGCGAAGGTGCCGTTCACTGGCGGGTCGTTCACTCGTACGCACACTATTCGTATCGTGCGTGTCAGCGATGGCGCGGTGATCGCGACAGGCGATGGGGTCACGTCGAACGCCAGCTCGTGCTTCTGCGAGGCGACGGCGGCGGTGGTCGACGGCGAGGTGTACAAGATCCAAATGAATTCGAACGGCTCAAGCGCCGGAACTGTCCCTGCTAGCACGGCCCTGTTGCAGATCACGTAAGGGCAAACAAGTCGGCCCCCGTCCTTTGAGGACGGGGGCCGCTTTCGGCGTTTCAGGGGCTTTGCGGGTTCGGTGGAGGCTGCGTGAACTCAGTCCACCGTGCGCCGTCGAACCAGCGCGTGACGCCTTGACTGTCCGGGTACCACCCTGGAGGGGGTGCCGCAGTGGGTGCGATGACAACTGGAGGTGGTCGTTTGTCGCCGACCCGGATCAGCGCCCGTACTATCAGGATGCCTAGGACGGCTGGCACAAGCATCGCGAAAAGAACCTCTAGGCCGCCGTCGCCGATCTGGCTGCCCACAACGACCAGTCCGACGATTGTCCCGATGATCGCCAGCCACAACCACGTATTGTTCAGTCGCTGGTCGTGTTGCTGATCCGTCAT